GGGGATCGACGGTGGCAGCTCCGCGCTGAGCCTGACCGATCCCGGGCAGGCCATCCAGCGGTGTGCGCTGGAGGCCCCGAGTTGCGCGTGCTTGCTCAAGGGCCGCACTCGTCGATGGCGGCCTGGAAGTGCTCGGGCTTGAGGTCGCTGACCTTCTGGACCCCGAACTTGCCCAGCAGCTCGAGCGCGGCCTCGCGGCCACGGGCCTTGATCAGGCTCTGGACCCCGGTCCGGACATCATCGACCGTGGGGCCGGTCTTGGCCGCGGGCGCGGGCGCCGGCGCGTCGCCGCTGCACTTGGGCGGCTTCGCGGCCTTCGGTGCCTTGGGCGCGGGGGCGGGCTGCTCAGGGGCGGCGGTCGCGCCTTCGGTCGTGGTCGTGACCTCGACCTCGACCCCTGCGGCGTCGATCTTCTCGAGGCCCGTTGCGATGTCCCGGAGCCCCTCCGCGAAGAGCTTCGCGCCCCTGGCCTTCAATCCTACGCTCAGACTCGCCATCGTCTCGTCTCTCTTTCTACGCGCGTTGCGCGACTCACGTGCCGTGGCTCTGATTATATAATACGCCGGTATCGCTGTAAAGCGTCTCGTCGATCCGGTGTTCACTCACCTGGGGCCAGAGCCGCGCAAGGTCCAGGACGGTCCCCGCCGAGTGGCGATGCTTCGAGCTCGCGAGCCGAGACGGTCGCGCCGCGGTCCAGGCCCACGCCATCGCGAGCGCCGCGACGGTCCACGCGGGGCGCGGCTGGTCCCGCACCCATGCCCGAAGCGCTGCCTGGTGGTCCCCGCCGTCGGGCAGCGGGATCTCCGTGTGGTTCTTGCAGCCGGTCAGCGCGGCCAAGTCGTTACCTGGGCAGATCCATAGGCGCTTATCCGACCACCCATGCTCCTCTATGAACGCGTCGACCCGCAGCCACGGGATTACGTTCTGGGTCGTGTGCTCGATTTCGAGCGCAGCGATCGTGATTCGTTGCATCGCTCCCTCGACCCCGTCCGACAGGATCGCGAAGCGCGCCCAGGCCCAGGGCGGGACGAGCGGAGCCAGCGGAACCCCCAGCCGATCGCAGGCGCGGCCGAGCGCGATCAGCGCGGGGCTGCGCCAGCCGTCGCGCTCGGCCTGAGCCCGGAGCTCTCGCAGGTCCCGGAGATTCACTTCAGCATGCCCTTCTCGTAGGCCTCGTCGTTCTCGAGGTCCGCGAGCCCGCGCACCAGGACATCCGCGAGCATCGGCGAGATGCTGAGCTTGCGGCGGCCCGCGGCGGCTTCGAGCCGGCGGTTGAGCTTGACCGGGATCCGGACCTCCCGCTTGATCCAGACGCCTGGGAGTGGTGGGCGGCCGATCTTCTTGGTGGTCTTCATGGCGCGTGCCCCGAGCCCTTGCAGTGGCGGCACTTCGGGAGATCCTGAGGCTTGTCCGGGTCGACCCTCTTGGTCCCGTCCACCCATCCGAGATCGCGGAGCCCGTCAGCAACCTGCTTCGGGTCAGGGTGGCTGACGCGGAAACCGTCCCGGGTGTTCAGCCGCTCCAGGAGCTCAATGATCTCCGGGTACGCCTGTAGGACCCAGAAGGCGTCCGCGTAGCAGATGATGCAGGGGGTCGGACCTCCGGCGTCTCGCCACGCGATTTCAAGTTCTCCCTCGGTGCCTCCCTCTTCGTGGTTGATCCCGAGGTGGATCTCCTCCAGGTGGCCGGGCTCGAGTGGGACGCGGCTCCGATACCACTGCTCCGACGCGATCCAGAACTCCTTGCGGAGCTGGGGATCTTCGACTCCGGTGACGCTCTTCGCCATGTCAGGTCCCCTCTTCGTCGGCTGGTGCGTAGCCCATGGTCCCGCTTTCGGCGGGCACGGTGCCGCAACAGCCCTTCTCCATGCACTCGGGGCACAGATCCTTCGAGCACTCAGCGCAGTAGTCCAGCAGCCCGAACTCGCCTTGCGGGCCCTTGCCGCAGCGTTCGCACTTCTTCTCCATGTCAAGTTCCCTTCTTGGTCAGCTTGCGCCACTCGGCCCGGCACGAGCGCCGCGCCTCGCGCAGCGTGTCTTCGCGATGCCCGTCCCACTTCTCCCGGCGGGACGGTAGCTCGCCCAGCGCCTTCTTCGCGAGCTCCGGTGGCGCGAGCCGGCGCCACAGGTACTCAGCCAAGTCCTGCGCGCTTGGGACCAGCGGTGCGAGCCCGCACGCGTGGATCAGGCCGACGAGTACTTCGGCCTCGGTCCCGGGAACGAGCAGGTCGACCCGGGGCTGGGCCCGCAGCACGTTCTCGTCCGCGAGCCGGGCCAGTAGCTCCCGGACATGCGCGCGATAGACCCACTCGACCGCGACGTGCTCGAACTGCGGCGGGACCCGGAGTGCCATGTACTGGTCGCTGGGCATCGTGGCGGGATCGAAGCCCATGGCCGCGGCCTCTGTCTCCGCGATCTCCGTGCAGCGGAAGACGCGGTTCATGACTTGGGCGAAGCTGGGCGCGACGCCGATATCATCGAGCGCTTGCTTGATCGAAGCCGGAATCATGCCGCGCCCGCGATCTCGGCCAGCTTCGCCATGCGGGCCTTGTGAACCTTCATGCGCTGGGCCTTCCAGATACCCTGCCTCAGCCGGCCGAGGACCATGTACCTGGACCATTCGGCCTGGCCGAGAAACCGACCGCCGTTGCGGAGGTCGTTCAGGATCTTCTCCGGCCCTTCGACCGCAGCCCTCGCGAGGGCGAGCGCGGCCCGGAACTCCGTCGCCCGGATGATCGCGGCCTCGCGGTCGATGGGGGCCAGGCGGGGCTCGCCGCCTACGTCGCGCTCCACGTGGACGATCCGCTGGGACCCGTGATTGAGGCCACCGCAGTGACAGATGCAGAACGGGCCGAGGGCGTGGGTGCAGCGACCATCGCAGACGGCTTCGAGCCGGTCTTCGACCAGCCGACCGTCTTGCTGGACGCGGCCCATGGTCTCGAAAGTCCCGCCGCAAACGCAGGCCGGCTTGCGGAGGTCTTCCTCGATCGCGACCACCGAGAGGCAGTCCGCGCACCGCAAGTACCATCGGTCGATCCGGATGAGCCCGCGGCGGCAACCCCAGCGCCGGGCCTCGATCACGATCGCCTCGCGGTCTGCCTCGGATTCTGCCAGGCGGTACCTGGCCCGAAGTGATTCAGCCTCCGGGTACGCGGACGCGCCTACTGCCTGGGGGAAGTGCGGGTCCGTCCATGGCGGGGTCGGGATCATGTCGTTTCTCCGTTTCGCGTTTCGCGTGTTCCCCGGCTGGGGCCTCGACTCCCGCGTGCAGGAGTCGAGGGCCCGGTCGGGCCCCGTGTCTTAGATCATCGGCTCGTCGGCCAGGCCCCGGGCGACCTCGTCCCGGAGATCCTGCTCATGGGCCTCGGCCTCGCGGCGCAGGGCCCGCCGGCAGGCATCGCAGCACTCGTCGTCGCCGTAGACGACAGAGCACCCGGACCCGGAGCGCTGGCAGTCGCGGCCGTCGCCAGGGCCGGGGCAGGGCCGCTCCTCCCCCGGCTGGGGCTTGAGATTCTCGCACCAGTCCTCCCAGACCGCGGTCTGGATGAGGTCGACGTCCTGGGCGATCGACGCGTCGTCGAGGTTCTCCGTGTAGACCTGGGTGCGGAGCCCAGCCGGGATCGATCCGGAGCCGGTCTCCTGCCGGACCTGGACTTCGGCGCCGGGGTACTGCCCCTTGATCGCCTTGTGCAGGGAGTAGGCGTAGGCGTTCACCTCGTCGGGAGTCGGGGTCCGGGTGCTCAGGAGATTTCCGGTCAGGAACCCTACGACGATTTTCATGTTGCTCATGTCGTTTCTCCGTTTCGCGTTTCCCCGGCTCGCTCGGCCGGATCCGGGGCTCTCGTTCGGGGAGAGTCCCGGGCCCGGTCGGGCCCTGGCGCTAGACCTTCTCGATCAGCCTGCAGACCTCGCGGAAGGCCGCGTTTCGCTCAGCCTCGGCGAGGTTGACCTGCTCGTGGACCGCGTCCCGAACCCGGCTGATCGCCTGGTCGGCCGTGGTCCAGATCTCGTGCCCATCCTTCCGCTTCGCGATCGCCGTGTACGCACCGCAGGGGGTCCCGAAGTTCCGCACCAGCTCGTACGCGATGCGGGCGTCGGTCAGGGCGTTCTCAGCCTGCCGGAGACGGTCGATCGTCTCGCCCGCGGCCTCCTGGCTTGCGGTCGGGGCGGGGGCTTCGGTCTCTTTCCTGGGCTTGCTCATGTCGTCTCTCCGTTTCGCGTTTCTGTCCAGCTCGCTCGGCCGGATCCGGGGCCCCCGCTGGGCAGGAGTCCCGGGCCCGGTCGGGCCCCGCTTCTACTCCTCTTCCCGGGTCGGGATCGGGAGCCCTCCCCCGGGGGCCCGGGCCTCGTTGGCCCACTCGCTCCCGGTCTCCCGGCCCGACTGCCCCTCGACTCCCCGCTTGCTCCTGGTCTCCATGTTTCCCGCCCTTCTACTCTGATTATAACCGGGTTTTATTCCCGCGTCTAGTGTTTTCCTAGGTTTATTTCTCGGCCGGTTTTCGGGCCGGCCTCCAACCTCCGAAGCTGGGCTCGTGGCAGGCGCAGATGCAGTTACAGATGGTGATACCTTGGCAGCGCTGCGCGGCGGCCCGGCCGACTCCCGGAACGCAAGCGCGCTCGCATGACGCGGCGCGCAGCCGCCACTCACGCGGCGAGAATCCCGGATCGCCGATCCGACGCGGCGGGCAGTTCTTGTCGTCGAGCCGGCTCACCGGAGCAGCTCGTCCGGATCCGGCTGGGGCCACGCGATCGTTGTGCCCAGCCGCGCCTCGAATGCTGCACGGCAGTCGGCGAGTGAAGGCAGCTCGTAGTGGACAGCGCGCCCATGCGAATCGGTCCTGAGCCCCGACCCCTCAGGGACCAGCATCTGGAACTTCCGCCGGCCCGGTACGAGCGCGTCCAGCCTGCGCCCCAGGACGCTCTCGATGCTGCGCCGGCCCCGGTACGCGGTCTGGTCGCACGTCTCCGCGTAGTCGTCCTGGAGGAGCTGCGTCGCGACCGCGATTCGTGTACTCCAGTCGGCTACGCCTGGGATGCGGCCCTCCTGCAGGATCTTGTACCACCAGGTCCCGACATGATCGAGGCCCTGGATGATCTGGTCGACCAACGCGCGCGTCACCGGGATCGAGTTCCGCGGATGCCACCCGCGGATGTCGCGGACGAGCATGTCCCGCAGCATGGCCCCAAGACCTCCTGACCTCAGCTGCGCGTTGACCCGCTCGAAGCGCGCCCCGTCGGATTTCGCCTTTGCCGTATTCGCCTCGCACATCAAGAACCGGCGCTCCCCGAGTGTCGCGGGGATCACCCACTCGTTGTTCGACGCCATCATGACGTGGATCATGTTCCGGCCCATCTCGAGGTCGTGGCCCTTGCGCTCGTAGGAGACCAGGGGCTCTGTGATCAACGCCTTCAGCGCGCCCTCGCCCTGCTTGTCGCCGCCCCAGAAGGCCTCGTCTGCGAAGAGAAACACGCAGTCGCGCAGGTGCGCGTTGAAGCGCCCGACGATATGGGCCGGGCTCGAGACCGGAAGTCCGTGCCGACCCGCGATCCGCAAGAGCGCGCGTCCGAGCGTCCCCTTCCCTACGCCCAGGTCGCCCTTGAAACAGATCGCGGCCTCGGCGGGAGACGCGGGTCGCTGGACCATGTTCGCGATCCAGTCCAGGACGTACCGGAAGTTCTGCTCCTCCCCGTCGCAGAGAACCTCGCCGATCAAGTCGCGGAGCGCGGACCAATCACCGTCCCCGGGCTCGACTCCCCACCCAGACCAGAGATTCAAGTGCTCCGGGGGCGAGCCTTCGGGGTCGCAGGTGACACCGCGGTAGTGCCGGTGTCTAGGGTGCTTGAGCCACCACTCCCCTACGGGGGTCACGCGACTCCTGCCATTGGGGCCTGGCACCTCAACCTGCCGGTGCATGCAGAGCGCCTCGAAGTCGGCCTTAGTATGCCGGCTGTAGCACTCACGCTTGAGGACCGGATCGACCTGGCGAGAGAACACGCGGAACTTCCCGCCGTCATTGACGGTGCAGTACTCCCCGTTCATCTGCTCGAGCAGGCTGACTCCTTCGGCTCGCTGCTCCTGCTTGTCCGCTTCCGCGGGTGGGCCGATGAAGTCGTCTTCGGCTCCGACCTCGGGGGGTAGCCGGCCTCCGGCGTCCAGTACAGCCCGGAAGAGCGTCCTGACCGTCACACCCTTCCCCGGCCGGAGCGAGTCCCAGCGTCTGCCGGTCTCCCATGCGCGAGCCGCGTAGCGCGGGTCGCTCGCGGCCCACTGGACGAACTCAGCACGCGCTTCCCCGCCGGAGGCATGGTGGCAGGCCATCATGATCGCGAGCCACTGGTCATGGTCCCGGAAATTCGCGATCGGGAGCTGACCAAGGCACTCCGCGACGGCCTCGGGAGTCAGCATCCCGCCCCCCTCGACCGCGGGCGGGGGACGGACCGCGAGCGCGAGTAGCGCGGGCGGGGCCTCGGGCGCGTGCTCGAGCGGAGGCCAGTCCTCCCAGGCGTACCGCCGCCCCGTCTGATGGACGGATCCCGCGGCTACGACCTGCCGGCCCAGGCTCTTGAACTCGACCCCGGGATGCGCGGGCAGTGAGTCGACGAGGGTGACCGCGGGGGGTTTGCGCAGGTAGAGGTGCCGGCCCCCGCCGCCGGTCGTGACCGCCGGGCACGCGGCAGGGTCGAGCCCTACGAGCGCGGCTAGGGTCGCGAGCGAGTCGACCCCAGGGGCGAAGTTCCGTGGGTCCACGTCGATCACGAGCTCTCCCGCGCGGAGCCGCACCCCGACGTTCCGGCCGGCCTCCATGTGCGCGGCGGCGAGCTCTCGGTTGAGCGGTCGGTTGGTCCGCCACCGGCGTTCGCAGGGCGCCTTTCCCGCGGAGCTCCCGGGGCCGTCCGGGGGGCTCAGGGGGATCAGCTCGTAGCCCGCGCGGTGGTACGGATTGAGGTCGGCCGGGTCTGGCATGGGCGGTGTCCTCTCGGGGCTCGCATAGTACCTCGCCCGATTTAGTAACGGCAAGATTTTATACTTCGGCTTTTGTCGCGCGCACCAAGCGCGGCGGCGCGATACTTTTCCGACTTTCTACGCCGTCCCACTTCCCCCCATAACGCGTATACCCCCCTTATGTGCGTACTACATACATATAGAATATATAGTAGTATAGAGTACGGGCTTCTGGTGCGGGTTTGCGCGGCTATACGTCTTGTGGGCCAGTGTGGAAGTGTATGCGGGCCCGCGGGGCGCGGTTTGTTGACGGCGGTAATCCCGAAGGTATATCCTGGCGGTATGGATCCGAGGCGACGTGGCAGGCCGACGACTCCCCGGGGGCGGGGGAGCCCTTGCGTCGCGGTCCGGCTCGCGACCGTGGAGCGGCAGGCCCTCGACCGTGCCGCGGCTGCTCGTGGGATCTCCGCGGCCGAGTACCTCCGTCGGGTGGCGGTTGCCCCGCTGGTTCTGGACCCGCTCGCGTGACGACCCGGGATCGATTCAAGGCCGCTCTGATCCCCACGTTGGCTGTCGTGGGGCTCGTGTTGCTGCTCTGGGCTCTCGCGCCGCGGTCCTCGGGTCCTACGGTCCGGAGCGGGCCCCTGCAGCCCGAGCGGGGCGGGTTCACTGGCTCGCAGCAGTAGGCTTGGCCGTGAACGGTGGGCCGGAGATCTTGAACAGCAGGGCCTGAGCCGTGAACGAGAAGGCCTCCGGCGTGAACACCGAGAGCGAGACAGACCGATGAGCCGAGGCGTGCAGGGGGACGACGACATCCTCGGGCCTTCTCGCGCGCGAAAGTGCGTCGCGAAGCCGCCTTGCGACGGGCCGTGCATCACGGTCCGGGTGGCCGCTGGCGGGCCTACGATCCCCTGGGGCGAGCTCCGGGGCTACGAGCGCAACACGCTCAAGAGCCGCAAGCCCAGGGACCTCGAGCGCCTGGGTGGCGCGATCCTCGACCGCACTGGCAAGGGCTTCGCGTTCCCGGTGTTCGTGTGGGAGGGCCACCGCTACGTGATCGACGGCGCGGGGCGCGTGCCGTCGCTGGAGTGGCTGGAAGAGCAAGGCCACGTGATCCCCGCGCGCATCCCGGTCTCGGAGATCCAGGCCGAGAGCGAGACCGAGGCCGCGGAACTAGTCATGCTCGCGAGCTCGCACCACGGCGACGTGACCGAGGAGAGCGCGGCCAAGTTCGCGGAGCTGCACCGGCTACAGCTCGCGGCCATCGCGCCGATGCTCAGGTTCCAGGGAGTCGAGATCGAGCAGGTCGCGCAGCGGCAGTCCGACGCGCTCGCGGGTCTACGGGGTCAGCTCCCAGAGCAGATAGCCGCGCCCACGAAAGACTTCCACCTGATGAGTTTCACCGTCCATGCGTCGCAGAAAGATTCGGTTGAATCCGCGTTGCGGCTTGCCATCGAGCGGGGGCTCGGTGTCTCGGAAGTCAACGAGAACAAGAACGGGAACGCGCTCTATGGGATCTGTTCCGCTTTCCTCGCCGAGTAGCGATTGCAAGGCGCTGCGGGTCGAGCCAATCCGAGCCGACGTGGCGCGTCGGCTCTGTTCCAAGCTGCACTACAGCGGCCGGTACGTGAACAACTCGAACATTCATCTTGGGGTGGTCTGGGACGGGCGGCTCGAGGGGGTCATGCAGTTCGGCCCCTCGATGCGCAAAGAGTTCATGGCTTGGTTGGTGCGGGATACGAAGTGGGATGGCTTCTGCGAGCTCAACCGCATGGCTTTCTCAAATGCGCTCCCTAGGAACTCCGAGTCCCGGGCGCTCGCTGTCGCGTTCAGGCTCTTGTCGAAGCAGTACCCGAGTCTGGAATGGGTAGTGTCGTTCGCCGATGCCGCCCAATGTGGAGATGGGACGATCTACCGGGCGTCGGGATTCGTCCTCACGGGGATCAAGAAAAACCGGCAACTTCTACGCTTCCCCGATGGGAGAGTGACGCACAAGATAAACCTTGAGCTGAACCGTGCGACGCGTATGCGAGAAGAGATCCGCATGACCTGCGGCACGTCGCCGTTGAGCGTGGGGGCTCTAGCGAAGGCCGCGGGGGCTGCTCCCCTGTCTGGATTTCAACTCCGCTACGTCCGGTTCCTGCGGGCGGGAGTCCAGGAGCGGCTCACTGTGCCCATCATCCCCTTCGCCAGGATTGGCGAGCTGGGTGCTAGGATGTATCGAGGCGAGCGCCTGAAGCCTAGTGGCGAGGCACCCACCGACCAGGTGGGAGAGGGCGGTTCAACTCCGACCCAGGCGCTCCACGACGACATCCTGGGGTGAGCCATGGCTCGGCGCGTGCCTGACCCGAACGAAGACATTCTTGGGCCCCCGACGACCGCCAAGCAAGTTCGGTGGACCCGCGAGCGCATGGAGCGCTTCTGCGTGGAGATGCGCAAGCACGGCCGGCCCGGGGTCGCGGCCGCGTCGGTCGGCTGCTCCAAGCGGGCGGTGCAGATCAAGCGCAAGGCCGATCCCGAGTTCGACGCGATGTGCCGCGAGGCCTGGGAGGCGTTCCAGGAAGAGACGATCGGCAAGGTCCAGGAGTACGCGTGGCAGGGGAAGCAGGAGCCGATCATCGAGAAGGGCGCGATCGTTGGCGTCAAGACGCTCTACTTTCCCCGGCTCGTCGAGCTCGAAGCCCGACGCGTCGTCCCCGAGTACCGCGAGCGGCACCACCTCGAGCTGAGCGGGAACCCCGAGCGCCCGGTGGCTGTGGACCTGAGCGGGCTCTCGGACGAAGACCTGCTCGCCCTGCGCGCGATCCAGGGCCGGACGAAGCCCCGTGGCAAGGGCTGAGCGCGGCGCGGGGATCGACCTTGAGCTGCTCGACTCGCGGGTCGTCGACGAGGAGCTCGCGCGCCGGCACTACTGGGACTTCTTCCGGCTTGTCAATCCGGACTACGTCCTCGGCTGGTGGCAGCGCGACGCGGCCGAGCGGCTCGAACGGTTCCTCGCGCGCATGCTCGCGGGCGAGCGGCCGGCCCTGGTACTCACGGCGCCGTCGCAGCACGGCAAGTCGATGATCGTGACGGACTTCTTCGGCTGGTGTCTCGGCCGGTGCCCCGGGATGCGCTCAGGCTTCGCGAGCTACTCCGACTACCTCGGCACCCGGGCGAACCTCCGGCTCCAGCGCCTGATCGACTCCGAGACCTATCGGCGCGTGTTCCCCGCGACGCGGCTCTGCGATGAGAACGTAGTCACCCAAGCGGGCAAGCCGCGTCGCAACTCGACGCACCTTGAGTTGGTGGGTCAGATCGGCTCGTTCCGGAACACGACAGTCGAGGGGCCGCTGACCGGAGAGCCGCTCGACCTCGGGATGATCGACGATCCGGTCAAGGACCGCCAGACCGCGGACAGCACGATCATCCAGGCGCGGGTATGGGACTGGTTCCGCGACGTGTTCCGGACGCGTTTCTCGAAGGCCTACGGGCTGATCGTCATCATGACCCGGTGGAACCTCGCGGACCTCGTAGGACACATGATCGCGGACGATCCGACGATCGACGTGGTGAGCTACCCCGCGATCGCGATCGAGGACGAGCCGCACCGCAAGCGCGGCGAGGCCCTGTTCCCGGAGCTCAAGCCGCTGGAGTTCCTGCTCGAGCAGAAGGCAGCCATGGACCCCGCGTCGTGGGAGTCGATCTATCAGCAGAACCCGGTGCCTCGCGAGGGCGCGATGATCAAGCGCGCCTGGCTGTCGAATCGCTACACGTCCCGCGGCGCGGATCCGATCCGGATCATCCAGTCCTGGGACTGCGCGTCGAAGGCCAAGGAGTCGAGCGCGAACCAGGCGTGCATCACGATCGCGGAGTTCCCGGACCGGCTCGAGGTCTGGGACGTGTTCGCTCAGCGGCTCGAGATCCCCGACCTCCTGCCCAAGGTCCGAGAACTCGCGGAGCACTGGAATCCGTCCGCGCTCCTGATCGAGGACCGCGACTCGGGCCAGGGGATCATCCAGTACCTCCGGCGGGGGTCCCGGCTTCCGGTCATCGCGATTGATCCCGGGCAGCGCGACAAGGTCACGCGGCTCGAGGTCGAGACACCGCTGATCCAGGCCGGCAAGCTCTGGCTCCCGGAATCCGCGCCGTGGGTCGCGGACTTCGTCGCGGAGGTCACGACGTTCCCGGGCTCGCCGCGAAAGGACCGGGTCGACGCGCTCAGCCAGGTGCTTCGCTGGATCCGGGAACGCTCCGTGTCGGGGTCGGCGGTAGCCCCGCCGCTGAGCATCACCCGGCCCGCGCCGGTCCCCTGACCGCCGGTGTAGGCTGTGGGCATGGCGGATCCTACGCCCCCCACCCAGGCTCTCGATCCGGCAGCCCCACCGATCGGCACCACCGGCCTCCGGAAGTACAGCGGTCGCATCTCCGAGGAGCGATTGCAGAAGCTCCAGGGCCTGCGGGGGATGAAGACCTACCGCGAGATGGGGGACAACGACGCGACCGTGGGCGCGACCCTCTTCGCGGTCGAGATGACCTTGCGCAATGTGGACTGGCTGGTCAACCCCTTCAGCGAGCTCCCCGAGCACAAAGACCAGGCCGAGGCCGTGCGCTCGATGACCGAGGACATGGACGAGACCTGGGAGGACTTCATCGCTGAGGCCCTGACCATGGTGCAGTTCGGCTTCGAGCTCTCGGAGATCGTGCTCAAGTACCGGGTCGGACCCGAAGAGACCGACCCGGCGCGGAAGTCGAAGTACTCGGACGGGCTGGTCGGCATTCGGTCGCTGTCGCCCCGGGCGCAGGACACGATCGACCGGTGGGAGTGGGACGACCAAGATCGGTTGCTCGGGGCCTGGCAACGCGACCCGTTCGCCAAGGGCTCGACCGATGTGTTCCTGCCGATCGAGAAGCTGCTGCACTTCCGGACGACCAGCCGTAAGAACAACCCCGAGGGGGTCTCGGCGCTTCGCCGGTCCTACCGCTCCTGGTACTTCAAGAAACACGTCGAGGAGTCCGAAGCGATCGGCATCGAGCGGGACCTCGCCGGCATCCCGACCGTGGAGTACCCCGCGGCCTGGGCCACGCCGGACGCGACGGACGGCCAGAAGGCCACGGTCGCGGCGTGGGAGGAGCTGCTCAAGCGGGTCAAGCTCGACGAGCAGGCTGGCATCGGGATCCCGCAGACCTACGACGACAAGGGGAACCCGCAGGTCAAGTTCTCGCTGCTCGGTACGATGGCTCGCCGGCAGCACGACACCACCGCGGTGATCGGGCGCTACGACCACGCGATCGCCCGCACGATGCTCGCGGATTTCATCATGTTGGGCCAGGCGCAGGTCGGCTCCTACGCGTTGGCCGACTCCAAGACCTCGCTGTTCGGGATTGTGCTCGGGGCCTGGCTGAAGGCCGTCGCGGCCGTGCTCAATCGCGTGCTGATCCCGCTGATCTATCGGGTGAACGGTTGGGACCTGGCCGAGGCGTGCTGGTTCGAGCCAGGCGACCTCGACCAGCGGGACCTCGCGCAGTTCGCGGAGGCCGTCGCGAAGCTGACCATGGCCGGGTTCCTGATCCCGGGCGGCAAGGCGACCGAGGCCATGATCCGCGACGTGGTTGGGCTCCCGCAGGAAGACGAGGACCCGATCGCTGTCCCGCCGGCCGCTGCCCTACCGAGCGCTTCGGCCGAGCCCGGTCAGATCGAGGGCGCTCGCTTGCCCGTACCGGAGACCGCCAAGGATCCGGCGCAGGCGCTCAACGGCGCGCAGGTCCAGGCGATGGTGGACCTGGTCGCGCAAGTCGTGACCGGCGAGGTGCCCCGAAGCTCCGCGGTCGGCATCTTGGTCACGGGGTTCCCGTTGACGCGGGAGCAAGCGGAAGGGATCGTCGGCGAGGCTGGCCGCGTCCAGAGTCCGGCCCCCGCGCCCGCGCCGGCTACGCCACCGATCCCGGGAGCTTGACTGTGGCCCCGGTCTTGATCGGGGCCCCCGGCTTCGACTCGCGGGTCGCGATCGGCAAGGCCCGCGCGCCGATCCAGCTGGCGAAGGCCCGGTCCCGGGAAGAGCAGCGCGCGGCGCGGGAGATGCGCAAGGCACTCGAGGAGCTCGAGCCCGGGGTCGCGCGCCGGTTCACCGAGGCCGTGCGCGCCTTGCGGGGTTCGATCCCGCTCCGGGATCTGGTCGAGCTCGTCGAGACTCGGGACGTGCGGCGCATCGAAGCCCTGCTGGTTCGGGTCGGGGCGCCGGGCCGGGAGATCGCTCGAATCGTCAGCCTCGAAGACCGGCTCCGCGGCTCGGGGACCGCGCCCGGGGCCCCCAGCTTCATCGTCGACCTGACCGAGGCGCTGCGCGCGGGATCCATCTCCGGCTCCCGCCAGCTCCCGCCCCGCGAAGCCAGGCTGGTCGGAGACCTGGACCTGAGCAACCCCGAGGCGATCAAGTACCTGCGGACCACCGCGCCGACCCAGATCAAGAATATCAGCCGCGAGTCCATCGACGCGATCCAGGACCAGCTCGTGCGGAGCTTCGAGCTGGGCCGCCCGCCAATCGAGACGGCGCGTCAGATCCGCGGCTTCATCGGACTCGACAGCACTTCGGTCAAGGCAGTCGACAACTTTCGCCAGTGGCTCGAGACCGGCGAGGGCCCGGGGCTCGCGCCCTCGGAGCGAAGGCTCAGCGGCGTGGACATGGCCCGGGCCCGGTCGATCATGGCGGATCCCGAGGCCGAGCAGAGCCGCATCGACGCGCTCGTGGACCGCTACTCCGAGTCGCTGCTCAACCGAAGGGCGCAGAACATCGCGCGGACCGAGACGCACCGGGCGCTGATCGAGGGTCAGGAGCAAATCTGGACCCAGGCCGAGGGCATGGGTCTGCTCGATCGTAAGCGCACGCGACGGGTCTGGATCGTCACCGACGACGAGCGCCTGCGTGATTCCCACGCGGCGATCCCGGGCATGAACCCCAACGGTGTACCCTTGGGGCAGCCGTTCCGGACTCCGTTCGGAGACGTGGACTCGCCGGCCGACGAGAACGTGAATCTGATCAACTGCCGGTGCACCGTGGCTCTGATCTTCGGGGGCGGGCTGGGGGAATGACTGTGGCGCTCGATCAGGACCAACCCTCTCGGGTCCGCCGGCTGCTGCTCGGCTTCGAGCTCGCGGTCAAGTCGGTGCTGCTGGTCTGCGCGCTGCTCCTGCTTGTCCTGGTCATCCTGCCGTGCGTCGCGGTGATCGTCCACTCGGGGGTGCAGTGATGCCGCTTCCCCAGCCCGGGCCGACGGAGGACCGCCAGGACTTCTTGGACCGATTCATGGCCGACGAGAAGGCGCGGCGCGAGTTCCCGGACGCGGGCGCGCGCTTCGCGGTCGCGGCCGCGGAGTGGGACAAGCGAGCCGCGAAGCTCGCGGACGTGCCGGTCAACGCGAGGTACGTGGCATTCGCCCGCTCGTTCGGCGTCGAGCTCCCGCCCCGCACGCTCTACGTCGAGCGCAAGCTGCTGAACGCGCCGAGCTTCGCGGCCTGGGCCAAGGCGCAGGGATTCCCGACGACGACGGACCCGGCCGAGATCCATGTCACCGTCTGCTACTCGAAGGGCGTGGTGCCGTGGCACGCGTTCGCTCCCGACCCCGGTCCGTTGGTGGTCTCCCCAGGCCCCGATCGGACGGTGGAGCCGCTCGGGTCCGAGGGCGCGGTCGTGCTGAAGTTCGGCTCGCCGGAGCTGCAAGCCCGGCATCTCCAGTTCCGCGAGGGCGGCGCGACCTGGGACTATCCCGGCTACCAGTCGCACGTCACGATCAGCTACGAGGCTGGAGCCGTGGACCTCGAGAAGGTTAAACCCTACGCGGGCGAGCTGGTCTTTGGGCCTGAGGTCTTCGCGGAGATCGACGACGAGTGGCGCGCTGGCGTCGTCGAGAAGGGCCGCGGGAGCCTGGTCCAGATCGTCAAGGCCGAGCCGATGAAGCAGCTCGTCTACGGCTGGTTCTCCGTGATCGAGAAGGACGGGGTGCCGGTCGTCGACGTCGAGGGCGACGTGATCTCGGAGGACGACCTGCTCCACCTCGTCCACACGTTCAACGCGGGCCCGCGGATCTCGAAGCTCAACCACGACGGCCAACCGGTGGGCCGCGTCGTCGAGCTCGCGTGCCTCACCCGGGACGTACAGAAGGCCATGGGCTGCCAGCTCGATCGGGCCGGGGCATGGGGTTGCAGCCACATCGAGGACCCGGGCGCATGGGCGCGTGTCCTCTCCGGGGAGTTCACCGGGTTCTCGTGGGACGGGCTCTCCAAGCGGATCCGGAGGACTTGACCGTGCCGAAGCAGAAGCTGCATGACCTCGTCGAGCCTGAGGCGATGGAGTGGGGCCCGGTCACGCGGCCCGCGAATCAGCCCTCGGAGATTCGCCTGCTGAAGATGGACAGGGCCGCAAAGGCCCGTGCTATGTTGTCAGCGATGGGCGGCGCGCAGACCGACGAGCGGGTGGGTTGGACCGAGAGTCTCCTCCGCGCGTTGGGCATGCGCAAGGCCACCGTCCAGCAGATCGCCGACAAGCTCGACGACAAGGAGGCTCCCGTGCCCGACACCCAGATCCCGAAGGCCGACCACGGTGCAGCCGCCCCGGGCCAGATGCCTCCCCCCGCCGACGGCGCCAAGTCGCCCGAGGTCGCCGCCCTCGAGGCTCGGATCAAGGAGCTCGAGGCGATGCTCGCCCAGATGAAGTCCGAGACCGTGGCGAAGGCTGACCGGGCCGCGCTGCTGGTCTCGCTCAAGAAGTCGATCCCAGCCTCGATGTACCCCCAGTTCGACGCGATGAAGGACGACGAGCTCAAGGGCCTGGTGGCGAAGCTCGCCAAGCCCGAGGGTGCGCCCGAAGACGCGCTGGCCCAGATGGTCCAGAAGCTCGACCAGGAGCACCGGGCCACCGTCCAGAAGCTCGCGGACATGGAGGCGGCCGAGTCCGTCCGCAAGATCGAGGGCGAGTACGAGAAGATCCCGACCGCCAAGGCCGCGGCCCCGGCGATCGCCCGCATCCGGAAGAGCTGCCCGGAAGAGGCGAAGCAGCTCGAGCAGGTCATGAAGGCTCTGGCCGAACAGGTCAAGGTCGGGGACCTGTTCGGTGCGCGGGGCGGCCGTGGGGCGCCGGCGACGGGCGGGGCCCGGGCCCAGATCGAGGCCAAGGCCGCCGAGCTCCGCAAGGCCGACCCCAACCTCTCCCGGGAGCAGGCGGTCTCCCGGGTCGTGAAGCAGCACCCGGAGCTGCGGCGCCAGGAGACCGAAGAGGCCGAGGCCTGAGCCGGCCAGACCGCTGACCGAGACGACGACCAGGAACCGACCAGGAGCCAGGACAGGAGCCGATCCCCATGGGTGAGCAGAACCTCCAGACCACCAGCGAGATCGCGGGCGTGGACCTGTCCGCGAAGCAGTACCGCTTCGTCAAGCTCCAGTCGACCGGCAAGGTCACGGTCCCCTCGGCCGGCGGGCACATCACCGGCGTGAACCAGGACAAGCCCGTACTCGACGAGGTCTGCGCGGTCGCGGTCGGCGGGGTCTCGTTCGCCCAGGCCGGCGGGACCATCGCGGCCGGCGACCTCGTGACCCCGGGGACCGACGGCAAGGCGGTGGTCGCTGGCACGGGCGATGCCGTGGCCGGCGAGGCCAAGCAGGCCGCGGTCCTGGACGACCTCTTCACCATCATCGTCAAGCCACAGCACTCGGTCTGAGCCGGGCGCGCAGGGCAGCACTGAGCAGAACGGACTGAGGACCAGGTAGAGGAGCAGCCATGCCGAACCCGACCAGGGCAGAGTTTCACACCGACAAGACCCTGACCGACATGTCGGTCGGCTGGATGCAGGACGAGGCGAACTTCGTCGCCGACCGATTCGCGCCGGCGGTATACACCCAGGACCGGTCCGGAAACTACGTGGTCTTCAACCGCGGCGACTGGAACCGGGACGAGATGAAGCCCCGGGCCCCGTCGACCGAGTCCGAGGGCTCGGGCTACAGCCTCTCCCGGGACCCCCTGAACATCACCCGCAAGGCCTTCCACAAGGACACCGACTACGTGGAGTCGGCGGACGCGGACGAGGTGCTCGATCCCGAGCAGGAGGCCGCGGACTTCGTCACCCAGAAGGCGTTGATCCACCGGGAGGGGATGTTCGCCGACGGCCTGCTCGCTGGCACCGCACCGGGCACCCCATGGTCCTTCCTGGCCGAGGGCGTGAACTCGGGAGCCACTCCCGACGCCACCTTCGATCCCACCAGCGCGACCCTGAACAAGATCCTGCGGTGGAACGATCCGACCTCGAAGCCGCTGAAGGACATGAGCAAGGGCCGCACCCGCCTGGCGCGGTCGGGCAAGCGGGCCAACACCCTGCTCCTGACCTTCGGGGTCTTCGAGGCCCTGGCGATCCACCCCGACATCCTCGACCTCATCAAGGGCGGGGCGACCCCGGGCCAGTCCGCGGTCGCGACCGAGAACGATCTCGCGCGGATCTTCCACGTGGAGCGCGTGCTGGTCATGTCCGGGATCGAGAACGCGGCGGCCAAGGGCCAGGCCGAGTCCAACGCCTTCTTCGGCGGCAACTCGGCGCTGCTCGCCTACGTGACGCCCCGGCCGGGCCGCTACACCGCGAGCGCGTCCTACACGTTCACGCTGCGCAACGCGAACGTCGACGGGCTGAGCAGCCGGGGCACCCGACTGCAGCGGCTCGAGATGCCGCTCAAGACCTCGTTCCGGGTGGAGATCGAGAACTACACCCAGCCCAAGGTCGTGGCCGCGGACCTGGGATACTTCTTCTACTCGATCATCGTCTGATCCGCGGGGCCGCCTCTGCTCTGACACGGGGGCTCCCGATCGGCTGACGCCGGCCTCCGGGCCGGGGCTTGGAGCGGCTGTGCAGTGGCGCTCGCGTCCGGACTACGACCCGAAGGCGCGCCTATTCGTCCGGCACGAGCTGACGATCGAGGGCAAGACCCTGGCGCCCGGCACGGAGGTTCCGGCCTCGATCACCGGCCGGGCGCGACGGAACATGTATCGGGCCCGGACGATCATCGCCGAGGCTGAGCTGGCGAGGTACGTCGCGGACGGCTACATGACCGCGCCCCCGGGATGGAAGCCGCTCGTCGGCCCTCCGGCTGCTCCCGGGACGCCCCCGCCTGCGCCCTCCGGGGCGCCCCCGCCGGCCCCCCGCAAGCTCCGGGCGGTCCACCGGGGCGGGGGCCGGTACGTGGTGGTCGACGAGGCTGACCAGGCGACTCACGAAGGGACCCTGAGCCGGGACGAAGCCGAACGGCTGGCGGCCGGCGGGGGTGATCCCGATGCCATGGAACTACTCGGCTAACCCAGCGACCAACGACCGGGACTGGGTCCGCTTCACGATCGGCGACACCAACGTCGAGGACCCGCAGCTCCTGGACGAAGAGATCGCGGCGATGCTGGCCCTGTCCGCGACCCGGGAGCTGGCTGCGATCAACTGCGTCCGAGCAGTCCTCGCCCGCTACGCCCGCCTCACCGACCGGACCCGGGCGGACGCGAGCGAGTCCCTGAGCCAGCGGATCGAGGGATACAAGGCCTTGCTCGAGTCGCTCAAAGCCCAGTTCCCCGTGGCCGCGGCGTCCGAGTCCCTGATCGCGGCCCCGCCGATCCTGACCGGGACCAGCAAGGCCAGCAAGCAACCGGTCGAACAGGACCCCGACCACGTGCCGCACTGGGCCAAGTTCCGGATCCATGACATCGGCGATGGCGGCGAGAGCGGCGGCTGATCCGTGAAGCGCCAGCCCGTGCCTGTCCAATGGGGCCCGGTCAAGGTCGCGTTCGGCCAGGTAGGCCCCCCGTGGTGGGACGAGCGACCGGTGTTCATCGTGGCGGGCGGGCCGTCGCTCCGGGGTCGGGAGCAAGCCATGGGCGGCCTCGTTGACCGCGGCTGGGTCTTGGGTATCAACAAGACGGCGGACGCGGTCCCGTGCCACGCGACGTGCTCCCAGGACGGGCTCTTCATCGGCAAGTACGACCCCCGGCTCCGGAAGTGGTGCGAGACCGGGCAGCAGCTCTTCTTCCCGGTCGACGACGCATTCCACCGGGAGCCGATCCCCGGGGCGGTCTACCTGCGGCGCCGACCCTGGGAAGAGGCTGGGGCCTGGAGCTCTGACCCGTGGCTCGTGGTCAACGGCGCCAACTCGGGCTACGCGGGCCTCAACGTCGCATTGCTGAAGCGGGCCCGAGAAGTCTATCTGCTGGGCTTCGACATGGTCCCGCCGCCGACGGCGAAGGCCAGCCGGCACTGGCACAACGGCTACCCGTGGACGAGCATCTACGCGTCCGGGATCTTCGAGCGCTGGGCCCGGTACTTCGACGAGGGGGCGCGCCAGTTGCCGGCCGGGGTGCGGGTGCTGAACGCCAACCCGGCGAGCGCGGTCCGGGGCTTCGCGTTCACGACCTATGAGGCCCTGGGCCTATGAGCGCGTTCCTGGTCAAGGGGATGCTGGGCCTCGGGGACAACGTGTACCAACGGTCGATCGTCCGGGCCCTGGCTGCGCGGGCCGACGTGTACCTGCTGACCCCGTGGCCCGAGCTCTACGAGGACATCCCGCGGGTCCGCTTCGTGGCGGTCGAGACTACGCTCCGGACCCAGGGGAAGAATCTCGCCCGGCAGCAGGGTCGGCGCTGGGCCGTGGCACCGACCGGCACTCGGTTCCTGCGGATCGAGTACAACTCCAGGCTCGACCGCTGCAAGACCATGCTCGCGTCGATGGCCTGGACAGCGAGCAGCGCGCCCATCGCGTCGATGGAGTTGCCAGCCTTCGACCCGCCGGCGAGCGTCCTGGCGGCTGCGGCCGGGCGCCCGGTGGCTGTGGTCCGGCCCGCGACGGTCCGGGCCGAATGGGCGAACCCGGCCCGGAACCCTAAGCCCGAGTACCTGGCCCAGGCTGCGGCCGCGCTGCGGGAGGCAGGGTTCTTCGTCGCGTCGATCGCCGACCTGCAGGACAAGGCCGAGTGGCTGGTCGGGGACCCGCCCCCCGCTGATCTGAACCTGCATCGCGGGGAGCTGGCAGTCCGGGAGCTCCTTGGCCTGGTCCGGATCGCGGCCGCAGTCGTCGGCGGGGTCGGCTGGCTGGTCCCGGTCTCGGTCTGCTACCGGACCCCGTGTCTAATCCTGGGTGGGGGCGCGGGAGGCTGGAACGCGCCCGAGATCGTGGTCGATCCGCGGTGGATGCCGGCCGACCAGCTGACTTGGGTCCTGCCCGAGCCGTACTGTCGGTGCCGGGACAATCGGCATGCGTGCGCCAAGGACGTACCGGACTTCGGCGGTAGACTGGAGGCCTGGGTCCGCGGCCTCCCGGGCGCGCGGGGAGAGGCGGTGGCGGGTGCAGCCTGATCGAGACTCGCCCCTGGACCCGGTCTTCCTCCAGGGAATGCGCGAGGGTCTGGTCTGGCTCGAGAGCCTCGGCATGGGCTGGTACCCGGTTCGGGCATCGGCCCAGGCCGCCGACTACTTCGAGCACTACCGGCGCCTCGCGGCGACGCCCATGGGCGAGGCGCTGACCGCCCGCCGCGTCCAGTTCGTTCGGGAGCACTTCTCTGGTGAGCTGCCTCTTGTCGATGTCGGGATCGGCTGCGGCTCGTTCGTCGCGGCCTTCGACGCCTTCGGCTTCGATGTGACGGAAGAGGCGATCTCGTGGCTGCGGGACCGTCGGATCTGGTGGGACCCCTACCTGACTCCGGTCGACGCCGCGAGCTTCTGGGACTCGCTCGAGCATATCCCCGAGCCCCGCAAGATCGTTGACCGGGTGCAGCGCTGGGTCTTCGTCTCGATGCCGATCTACAAGGGCCTCGGGCACCTCTTGAGGTCCAAGCACTTCAAGCCCGCGGAGCACGTCTGGTACTGGACTCGGCAAGGCCTGGTCGAATGGATGCGCGACGCGGGATTCGTTCTGCGTGAGCACTCGCTCTTCGAGTCCGAGCTGGGCCGCGAGGACATCGAGTCCTTCGCCTTCGAGCGCGAGCGCTAGACTGAGGGGGAGGTGCAAGCGTGGCGACGCGACCCAAGACCAAGATCGGGGAGGCCCGGGTGGTGGGGCTCGACAAGCTCTCCGCCGCGTATCGCGCGCTCCCGGGGCGTTACCTGCGGGCGCTGGCCGGCGCGCTCTTGGAAGAGGCCGAAGAGGTCATGCGCGAGGCGAAGCTCCTGACCCCGGTCGATACAGGCACACTGCGGGCGTCGGGCCACGTCCAGCTCCCGATCTTCGAGGAAAACCGGGTCCGGGTCCTGCTCGGATTCGGCGGTCCCGCCGGGTCCGGTGAAGGTCAGGGCGAAGACGTGGGCTACGCGTTCCGGGTCCACGAGAACGAGCTGGTCTTCGGGACCAGCCCGGGTGGAGGGTCCCGAGCCGATCCCGACAACCCGCGCCGATTCCGGGGCCGCGGCCGGAAGCGCCGGGCCCGCAAGTTCATCGGCCAGGCCGGATACCTGCGGATCCCGTTCGAGAAGCGCATCAACGGCCCGGGGTTCCGGGCGCGCCTGCGGGCCCGGGTCCGTCTTCGCTTCGGGGGTTCCTGAGCCGTGGCGCTGCCGATCGCCCAGCAGATCATCGAGGCCGTGATCGCCCGGCTCGCCACGATCTCGATCGCGGGCGGCTTTCACACCGACTCCGGGGCGATCGTCAAGCACGATCGCGTGAACCTAGAGGAGGATGAGCTAGGCCTGACTGCGTTCTGCCACCGGGAGACCGCGGTCCCGTTCAAGTCCAGTGGCAAGCCAGTCGCGGTGCAGATGGAAATCCTGATCGAGGGCAAGCTCGCGGTCCCCGACGGCGAGGCCGCGGGCCCGCTGATCGAGGCCCTGGTCGAGGACATCCAGCGGGCTGTAGAGCGCCCGGATCGAACCCTGGGGGGCCTAGCGCCCGAGGGGATCCGCTACGCGGGCCGCACGACGTTCGCCCGGCTGCAGGTCCGCAGTACCTACGTGCAGGTGCTGTACCTGGTCGGCTATCATCGTAGGTACGGAGCGCCCTCCGAGAGGGCCTAGCAGGAGGTCCCGACATGCCGGATCTGTCTCCAATCACCGAGCCGTTGTACTTCTCCGGCCAGGGCGAGCTCTACATCGGCCCCAAGGGCTGCTTCGACAAGGCCGACGGGGACGACCCGGCCGACGGCCTGTGGGTGGGGGATCTCGAGGCGTTCTCGGTCACGCCGGCCGAGACCGCGGAGGAGACCAAGGAAACCTGGTCCGGCCAGCGGTCCGTGGCGATCCGGAACGTCACCGAGCGGAGCATCGCGGTCAGCTTCGCCTTCCGGCGCTTCATGCCCCGGAACCTGGCGAAGGCCATCTCCGGTCTCGAGGTCAACGATCCCGCGGGCGTGGTCGCGAACGAGGACATCGGGAACCCGACGGTCGATTCGGTCGTCAAGCTCGCCCACGAAGGCGTGAGCGGAGTCATCATCACCGACTCGGCGGCCAACACCCTCCCCGCGTCGCAGTACGTGGTCGCCGAGGACCATGGAGCGCTGCGGATCCTGGACAAGACCACCGGCGGGCCGTACACCGCGCCCTTCCTGGTCGACTACACCTACTCGGAGAGGGTCCGAGTCCCGTTCTTCAAGATCCCGGCGGGCACCCGACACGAGGTGCTGTTCCTCGGCCTGAACACCGCGGCGGTCCATGACCCAGCCCCCGGGGGGAACGAGCGGCCGATGCCTCACGTGCTGCGCCTCTACGATGTGGAACTCGCGGCGGGCACGGAGCTGGCCATGATCGGCGAGGCCGTCCAGGGTTTCACGATCACCGGCAGCGCCCGGCTCGACACCACGAAGCTGGTCGATGCGGCCCTGGGCCAGTTCGGCTACCTGTCGCTGGTCCCGCCTGAGGAATACCCGGCCCTAGGGACCTGATCCATGGCCGAGCCGCTCGAGCATGACGCCGAGGCCGAGATCCTCTTCCCGGACGTGGAGGTCATGCTCCAGTCCGGACGAAAGGTCACGGTCCGGGAGATCCGCTTCGGCCAGGCGATGCGGCTCGGCCCGAAGATACGGCCCCTGGCGCTTGCCCTGGCCCGGGGCTGCACCTCGTCGGAGATCACCGAGGCGGACGCGTACCGGATCTTCGGAATCGGCGAGGACTACCCGGACGAGTTCTACGCCGTCCTCTGCGCGAGCACCGGGCTCGAGCGGGAGGAGATCGAAGCGCTGCCGGAGCTCGACGGCGAGGCGGTCCAGCTCGCGTTCTGGCGGGTGAACACGGGTTTTTTCGCGCGCAGGGTCCTCAGGAGCGTCCGGCTCCTGGTCGCGGAACGCGTCAACCCGGCTGGGCCGAAGTCTTCGCCCGGCTCGTCGAACGGGGACACGATCCCCTCGCCCTGACCGAGTACACCCGGCGGCAGCTCGACCTCTACTTCGGCGAGGTGCAGAGGAGCCAGATGCGGGAGCAGGCGGACATGGTCGAGGCGGTGAACGTGGCGATCGCCGGGACCTGGTCTCAGAACGGGGTCCGTAGCTTGACCCGGTTCATGCGCCAGCTCCGGAACTGGGATCCCCAGAAGTCCAAGATCCCCGAGGCCAAGGTGCGGGCGCTCGACGAGCACCAGGCCATGGGGATGCTGACCGCGTTCCGGTCCGCTCGCCGGCCCCCCGACGAGAAGGCTGGGTGAGCCGTGGCCCTCGGGCGCGACCAGATCCTCGAGCGTCTGGCCGTCGAGCTGGGCGGCGACGTCACGCAGCTCATCGCCGGGCTCGTTGACGCGGAGCGCGCGACCAAGACCTCGACGGACAAGATCGTCACCGAGTGGCAGAAGGTCGGTCGGATCGTCTCCGATGTGACCAAGGCCCTCGCTGGGTTCGTGGCGGCCCAGGCCAAAGCCTCGGCTACGGCCCTGATCCAGCTCACCCGGGAGGCAATCAAGACCGCGGCCGCGTTCGAGGAGATGGCCCAGCGGACCGGGGTGAGTTCGGAGCAGCTGTCGACGTTGGAGCTCGCGGCCAAGGGCGCGGGCGTCTCAATCGGGGACCTGGAGCTAGGCCTACGCGGCCTCACCAACACCATGACCGCGACCGGAGCCGAGGGGGCCAAGGCCCGGGCCACGATCGAGGGCCTCGGGCTGGACTTCGACGAGCTGGCGAAGAAGAGCCCGGACCAGCAGTTCTTGGACATCAGCGACGCGCTCAGCAAGTTCGAGGACGGGGCTGGGAAGTCTGCGGCGGCAGCCGATATCTTCGGCCAGCGGATCGGTCCCAAGCTGGTCCCGTTCATGAACCAAGGCCGCGCCGCGATCGAAGCGACGCAGCAGGTGGCTCGCAATCTCGGGCAGGAAATCTCGACTCAGTTCTCCAAGGACGCGGACAAGTTCGAGGACCAGCTCTTGCTGCTCGAGGCTTCGAGCACCGGACTTGCCCGGCAGCTTGCGGAAGCGGTCCTACCTGAGCTGAACAATGTCCTCGCCGCGTTCATCTCCGGGAGTCAGAGCGGCGGCGGGTTCCAGGGCATCCTCGACGCGCTTGGTGCCGCGTGGACACGGGTCGCTGACCAAGGCAAGAAGGCGTTGCTCGCGGTCGAGCTCGTAGCGATCGACGCGGGCGTGCGAGTCATCAAGGCCCTTGGCCTCGAGGGGCAATTCGAGCGGTTCATCGCGGGCCAGAGCTCCCGGGTTGAGAAGATTCGCCAGGAGCACAAGCAGATCCTCGCAGAAGAGAAAGCGCGGGAAGACGAGGTAGCGAAGGCCGCGACTGAGGCCGCTGCGAAGCGGGCCGCCGTGGTCCAGGCAGCAGGCGACCTGGGGAATCTGCGCACGAAGTCCAACGAAGCGGCCAAGCTGGCGGACCTAGAGAAGAAGGCGATCGAGGATCTGCAACGGCAGATCACTGGGACCAGGGAGCTCTCGCAGGTCGAGACCGTGCTCGCGCAGAATCGGAGTGGCGCGTTCAAGGATTTCTCGCAGCGGACGAAGGACAAGCTCCTGGTCCTGGCACAGGAGGCCGACAAGCTGAAGGAACTGGACGATATCAGGAAGCGAGGCGAGGAAGAGGAGAAGACCCTCACCGGCTTGCGGAACCAGCTCGCCCTGACCCAGGCCAACACCGCGGCCGAGAAAGACCGCGTCAAGGTCCAGCAGGACGCGGCAACGATCCAGGACGATGCGCGCCGCGCCGAGTTCGTGCGGTTGAACGAGCTGATTGCCTCCGAGAGCGAGCGCCAGAAGCAGGCGGAAGAAAATCTCCAGGAAGCCGAGAAGCTCGTAGAGAGCTTGGCGACGCTCGACGAGAAGCGGGCCGCGGAGATCGCCAGGGTCCGTGAACTCGCCACCGTGAATGAAGAGGTCCGAGCCCAGGAGTCCGTGCTCATTGATCGGATCAATGAGAAGTTCGACGAGATGGGCGAGCGCGGGAAGAAGGCATCGAAGGGTATCGCGGACGAGGGCAAGAAGGCGACCGAGTCGCTCCGCTCAGGCTTCGTCGACATCCTGCTCGACCCCGTTAACAAGGGCTTCGACGACTTGCTCAAGAACTGGATCGACACCCTCAAGCGCATGGCCGCGGAGCAGATCGCGGCCGGTCTCTTCGGTGGCGGCGGGAAGGGCAAGGGCGGCGGGGGGCTACTGGGCGGTCTGCTCGGAGGCATCGGGTTCGCGGCCGGCGGCCTGGTCCACGGTCCCGGGACCGAGACCTCAGACTCGATCCGGGCCCTGCTCTCGCGCGGCGAGTTCGTGCAGCCGGCGGCCGCGGTGCGATACTACGGCGCCGCGTTCATGGAGCAGATCCGGCGCCTGCAGGCACCGCGCTACCCGGTCCCGCGGATCACGGTCGCTGTGCCTCCGACCCCGCGGTTCGCCGACGGCGGCCTCGTGGCTCCGGCCGCCCAAGCGGTCGCGTCGCCGGTGGACCTGTCGATCGTGAACGTCTCGGACCGAGACGCCGCGCTCCAGGTGATAGCATCGAGACCAGGAACCGATACGATCTTCAATGTGCTCGGCGCGAACGTGGACCGACTCCAGAAGATGCTTGGCGGGAAGGGATAGAACACCATGGCGAAGCTCGTCTACTGGAGCATTAACACGGGGAACGACGCGAACGACGGGCTCACGATCACGACCCCGGTCCGGACGCTCACTCGCGCCCTCGTCGTCGCGGTCGACGGCGACCGGATCCTGGTCGCGGCCGGGACCTACCCGCGATCCGTGCTGCTCAGTGGCGAGGGCACCTTCAACATTGGGGACGCGGTGCAGATCACCCCGCACCAGCGCGGCCGCGTGACGTTCGACTTCGAGGGGTTCAACGTCACGGGTACGTCGTATCTCGCGTCCTCGCGGGTGATCCAGGTCGTCGGGATCCACATGCGGAACATGCTCTCGGGCAAGTTCGCTTTCGGGCTGAGCGGTGGGAGTCCGCTCGTCCATCTGATCGACTGCGTCTTCTACCAGGAAGGCGGCTTCGTCGGGGTCGGCGGCGGAGCGAGCGGCAACACGGTCGAGATGGTTGTCGAGAACTGCAGCTTCAGCGGCGTAGGTCTCGGGGTCAGCGGACCCGTCAGCCGCAATTGCTACTTCGTCAACGTGACCACTCCGAAGAGTGGCGGCACCGGAAACTTCAACGCTTTCCCCGGGAACACCGAGCCGAACGGGATCAACACCAACAACCCCAACAGCAACCCAGGTTTCCGGGACGTGGCAGCGCGGGACTTCCGGCTCAGTACCGCGAACCTCACCGCGTTCGAGCTGTTCATGACCTCGGGCGAGAACTTGAACCAGATCGGCGCCACCGGCGCGCACGGCCCCTGGTGGGATCCGCGCTGGCTGCAGAGCCGGTACATCGCCCCGAACCCGGTCCCGGGCTCCGGGATGCCCGGGTCGTGGGCCAACGACGCGGCCTACCAGGACCCGGGCGGGGCGGGCTCGACCGGAACGATCGTAGAAGACACTGGGGACTTCGAGCCGATCGTGGACCTGCTAGCGAACCCGGCCGCGCTCTCAGGCCGCATGTACAGCTCGGTCTGGGACTGGGGCACACAGCCGGTCGAGTTCAACACCACGGCCATCGCAAGATTCGTCGACGGGCCCGCGGGCGCGCGCTTGGATACCGACGACATCCTGCCTGACAAGTTCGAGTACCGGGTCAGCAACAGCCCATTCCTCGCGACCGACGACGAGAGCGCCGGACCGGTCTGGGTCGAGTTCCAGCAGAAGGAAGACCTCGTGCTGACGCAGCGGTACCAGCAGGAGCGCGTGACCTTCCAGCTCAACCACACCAATAGCGTCTAGGGGCGGACCCGTGGCGAGTCCCAGCTCGAAGCAGCTCCTGACGGCCTCCGAGGGCGCGGGCGCCCCGGTCTCACCGCGGGTCGATGCGCTCGAGACCGCGGTCGACGCTCCGGTCGCGCCGACGAGCCCGAGGCTCCGGGGCCTACTGACTACGTCCCTGGAAACCCCCGTTCCTTCCCCGCGGGCGCGGGCCCTCACGACCGGAGCTCTGGAGGCCTATGCGCCGGTCTCGCCGCGGGTACGCTCGCAGCGATCGGGTGTTCAGGTCGAGCCAGTCCGGGTCTGGCCGGCGCAACCGAACTGGGACAGCGGGGTAACGGAGCGGCTCGGCTGGCTGACCGACGTGATCGTGTCGCACGACGGGACGGAGCAGCGGATCGGGATGCGCACGCGGCCGGTCCGCGCGTTCGACTATCCGTTCCTGCTCACGCCTGACCAGCTTCCGCACGTCGAGGCGATCCTTCACGCGTGGCAAGACCAGACGCTCCTGATCCCGATCTGGACGGACGTGCAGGTGCTGACCGAGGAGCTTGCCGCCGGGTCTCAGGTCATCCCCTGCGACTACTCGACTCGGGACTTCGAGATCGGGGGGCGGGCCGCGATCTTCGCCCCCGACTACAACGCGGCGGACTACGGGGCCCGCGACTCCTGGTATGAGGTCGTCGAGGTCTCGGACCTCGGGACCACAGGCCTGGTCGTGAACCTTGGCACGGTGCGGGCCTGGCCTCGCGGATCCTGGCTGATGCCTGTCCGGGAAGGATTGCTCTCGGAGTCCGCGACGTGGACCCGGCAGACGGCCGAGGGCGGGACCGGGAACGCGTCGATCCGGCTGACCGACCCCGGCTACCCGAGCCTGGTGGGGCTCGTAATCCCGGACCAGTACCGCGGGCTGGACGTGCTGCCGTGGCGGGCGGACCGGGACACCGACCTCGACGAGACCTACCAACGCCTGCAGAGCCGCTTCGCGTCGTCAGGCGGTACGGTCCAGGTCACGCAACGGACCGACCGGCCCGACGTGGTCCGGGGCCCGGCGTTCACGTTCCCGTCTCGAGAAGAGATCCTGGAACTCCGAGCCTGGCTCGCTCTGCGGGAAGGCCGCCGCCGGGCATACTACGCGTCGAGCGGCAACCGCGACCTGGACCTGGTCTTCCCCGCCGCGGCCGCGGACCGCTCGCTGCTGGTCAAGGGCGTACGCGGCGCGCAGCTCTATGGCCGGCGTCATGGCCCGAGCACGCTCGATCCCTGGCAGAACCTGGGTCGCGAGGACATCGAGATCCGGGAGCGCGCGGGCTCGGCCCCGATCCGCCGCCGGATTCTTGAATGGGCAGAGGCCGGCGAGGGTGTCGACCAGCTCTTCCTCGATGCGTCGCCGGGCGAGGCCCTGGTCCCAGGCCGCGAGGTGCTCTCCCTGCTGGGGAAGGTGCGACTCGAATCCGACACGCTAGACCTGCGCTGGCTGACCGACGGCCTGGTCACTGTTACGCTGCCGACGAGGAGCATCTGACCGATGCCGTTCCAGGACTTCGAGCAGAGCGAGGACCAGGGCCGCAAGCTGGAGCTCTACACCTTCGCCTGGGGTGCGAACACGGTGCGGCAGACCTCGGGCGGGGTGCAGGTCGACCTCGGAGGTGGCGAGGTCTACGAGCCCGCGGCGATCGAGCGCGGCGACTTCGTAGTCTCATCCGACCACAGCTCGCAGCCGCGCATGAAGATCACGGTGCCGGAGGACCACCCGGTGGCGGACCTGTTCAGCCGGCTCGTACCGATCGAGCCGATCACGCTCCGCATCATCGCGAAGCACGCGGACGACCCGGAAACCGAGGGCCTCTGGATGGGCTTCGTCCGCAACGCGGAGTGGGCCATGGAGCAGGACCGGGCCACGCTCCACTGCGAGCCGATCCCCGCGAGCTTCGCGATCGAGGGCCTGCGGCTGACCTACGAGCGGTCGTGCAACCTGCAGCTCTACGGCTCGCGGTGCAGCGTGGTCGCCGCCTCGTTCACTCTCACGGGCTCGATCTTGACTGTCTCAGCCTCCGGCCTGACGATCACATCGAGCGCGTTCTCGGCGCAGCCGTCGGGCTGGCTGACCGGTGGGCGGGCCACGGTCAACGGCGAGCCGCGGCTCATCACCGCGCACTCGGGCTCGCAGATCACGATCCTGCTGCCGTTCACGTCCGCGGTCGCGGGGGATTCGATCTCGGCCACGGCCGGTTGCGACCGGCTCCGATCGACGTGCAAGGACAAGTTCAACAACCTGCCCAACCACGGCGGCTACCCGTGGATCCCGACCAAGAACCCGTTTGCGGTGGGCTTGGACGGCTGACCGGTGTTTTTCTTCATCCTCAAGCTGATCGGGCTGACGCTGCTGAGCGAGCTGCTGCGCCCGAAGCCAGTGCTCCAGCACGCCAAGCCTTCAGGGTTCGACGAGTTCGGGATCCCGACCGCGGACCCTGGTCGCGCGGTCCCAGTCATCTTCGGCCGCGTGCGCCAGCGTGGCGTGCAAGTGCTCTGGTACGGGAACTACTCGACCGTCCCCATGTGGACGGCGAGCAAGGTCAAGGGCCTCTTCAAGAGCAAGACCTACTACACGGCCACGGGCTACAGGTACTTCATCAGCGCCCACCTCGGGCTAGCCGACCGCGGGGTGCAGAACATCCACGGCGTGTGGGTCGACGAGCGGCAGGTGTTCAGCGGCTCGTTCGGGATCCCGGCCAACCTGTTCATCAATCAGCCCACCCTCTTCGGCGGCCCGGAGCGTGGCGGCGGGCTGGTTGGCAACCTCACCTTCTACCCGGGCGGGCCGACTCAGCTCGTGGATCCGCACCTCGCACAGCACCTGGTCGACCCGCCCGGGTTTCGGCACATCACGTCGGTGGTCCTCAACACGCTCGAGGTCGGGGAGTCTCCGAACCTGCGCGCCATGAGCTTCGAGATGTCTCGGTATCCGAGCCTGCTGGGGTTCGGGGCGATCGGCCTGGACGCGAACCCCGCGGAGATCGTGTACGAGGTCTTGCGGGATCCTGACTTCGGCCTCGGGGCCAGCGTGGACGCCATGGACACGCCCAACTTCCAGGCCGTCGCTGCCACGCTCCTGGCCGAATCCTTCGGGCTCTCGCTCACCTGGGATCAGTCCAAGGGCGTCGGCGACTTCATTGAAGAGGCCGTGCTCCGGCCGATCGACGGGGTCTTGTTTCCCGACCTGCGCACAACCAAGCTCAAGCTCAAGCTGATCCGCGACGACTACGACGAGTCGACGCTGCCGATCCTGGACCCCAGCAACTCGGAGCTAGTCTCGTTCCAGCGGACGGAGTGGGCCGAGACCTTCAACGAGGTCCGCGTGCTGTTCACGAGCCGGGCGAGCGCCTATCAGCAGGGCTCGACCAAGGCCTTTGATGCAGCCAATTTCGACTTGCGTGGTCTTGTCTCGCAGCGCGGGCGCAACTACCCGGGCGTGAATGACTCTACTCTGGCGTCAAAGCTGGCTTGGCGGGACCTGCGGGCGATCGCGGTGCCGCTCGCCAAGGCCAAGGTCCGGAGCAACCGGGCCGGGATGGTGTTCCTGCCCGGCGACGTGTTCCTGCTCCGGGGCCATGCCCGGCTTCGCCAGGGCGAGCAGATCGTCATGCGGGTGGCGAACGTCAACCCTGGGGCCCCCGGCCGCTACGCGGTGGAGATGGAGTGTTTCCAGGATGTCTTCTCGCTCGGGACCTCGGCCTTCGCCTCGCCGCCCGCGACCGAGTGGACGGACCCGGTATCGGACCCCGAGGCGATCACGCTCCAGCGGTTCGGGGAGGTGCCGTACCTCTACCTGCTCCGGGACGACGGCTCGGCAGCCCGGGGCGCGGTCGACCCGGACGAGGCCCGTATCCACGCGGTCGCGGTGCGGCCGAACACCTCGACCACGAAGGCCGACCTCGAGCTGCGGATCAGCCCCAACCCATTCGTGGCCGACGCGGAGATGGGCGCCTTCGCCCCTTCGGCCACCCTGGTCGACGCCTACCCCGCGTCCACCGACTTCGTGGACGGGAGCGGCACGCTTCTAGTCGAGGATCTGCAGGACGGCGGGATCCTCAGCAACACGACCGCCGCGCTGATCGCGTCGGAGCTCCGGAACATCGCCCTGCTCGATGGGGAGATCATCTCCTGGGAGACCATCACCGACAACCTGAACGGGACCTGGACCCTGAACAACGCCTGGCGCGGCCTGCTCGACACGCTACCGGTCCAGCACTCGGCCGGCGCGCGGCTCTGGTTCTCGTCGGAGGGCCAGCTCTCGAGCCAGCGGGTCTTCGCCCAGTCCGATTCCGTGGACGCGCGGCTGATCCCTGTGACCCCGCGCGGGGAGCTCGACTCGGGCCTCGCGACGATCGGGAACCACGTCGTCACCCGCCGATCCTTCCGGCCGCTGCCGCCCGGGAACCTGAAGCTCAACGGCGCCTACTGGCCCGAGTACATCGAGGGCGAGCTGGCGCTGACCTGGGCGCACCGGGACCGGACGGCGCAGAGCACGGTCATCCAGCAGGGGGCCGGGAACATCGGGCCCGAGGCTGGCGTGACCTACACGCTCCGGATCTATGATTCCGACAACGTCTTGATCCGCACAGAGTCCGGGCTGACCGGGACCAGCTATACCTACACCCAGGCGAACGAGATAGCCGACTCCGGAGAAGTACAGAACCAGCTACGCTTCGAGCTCGAGAGCCTGCGCGCTGGGTTCGTTTCGTACCAGAAGCACGACCGGACTATCCAGCGCGTCGGGTGGGGCTTGGGCTGGGGCGTAGCCTGGGGCGCCGGATCGTGATCGAGAGGAGCTAGACCATGGCCTTCAAGACCGGCCCGAATATGGGCCTCAAGTATGGAGCGAACCGCGGCGAGGACTGGGAGTCCCAGGGCAACGAGAACTTCCTGCGGCTCGACGCGTTCCTGGGCCTGAAGCTCCTGGGGATGGACGTGAACACGCCCCCGGGCTCGCCCCTGGTCGGAGACGCGTACACCGTCGGGCCCGCGCCGACCGGGGCCTGGGCAGGACAGGCCGGCAAGGTCGCGCTGTTCGTCGAGTCGGCCTGGCGCTTCGAGACCCCGCGGGCCTCGATCACGGCCCTCAACGTGGGGGAGTTCCCGCCCGGGTTCTACGTGTACTCGGACCACGAGACCCAGCCGGCCTGGTACCTCATCGCCACGATCTGACCGCGGAGGCTAGACTGAGTACGGGATGGCGGCCGCGCCGCCGGAGAGGATCGCCATGACCAGCCGTCGACCCGGAGGCTTCGTATGGACCGCGCTCGCGGCGCTCCTGCTTCTGCTGCTCTCGGCTAGACCGCTGGAGGCAGCCTCGACCTTGAACCCGAGCATCGTCCCGGACGGAGCGCGGTATTTCCGCAGGGCCGTCACCGGGCAGACCGGGACCGCGGAAACGTTCCCCGCTGGCGTGCTCTCGGTCATCATCGAGAACGAGGACGCGACCAACGATCTCCTAATCCGGTTTACCCGGAACGGGCTGCCAGTCGCGAACGCGGAGCTGACGGCTCCGGCGGACGCGACCTGGTCCGAAGTGATCCCGATCCCCCCGGGTCGTGCGTTCCTCTTCGACGTGGCCGGCTCTCCGGGCTTCGTGTGGGACCGGGCCGGAGGCAGCGGAGCCTTCAACGTGGTGCTGGTCGACTGATCCCAGGCCGTAGAGAGAGACCGGAGGCTGGACATGCGATTGAGACTTCTGCTCGCGGCCCTGCTGGCTGCTCTGCCCATCTTGATTGCGACGGCAGAGGCCCAGAGCTCATCCAGCCGGGCCGCTCGGATCGCGCACCTGATCCACAAGCTAAAGCATCTCCACGATATCGACGCGCCGAGCCCCGCCAACAACGAGGTGCTGAGCTACCAGACGGCCTCGGGCAAGTGGGAGCCGAGGACGATTGCAGCTGTCGGCGGCGGGGACGTGACCGGCCCGGCCTCGGCCACGGACGCGTATCTCTGTGTCTTCGACAGCACGACGGGGAAGCTCATCAGGCTCGGTAACCTGTACGTCGCGGGATCGACGATCGTGAGCACTTCGACCTCGACCAACAACGTGGGCTACGCGGTCGGGAACCAACCAGGGAAGGGACTCGGGTGGACAACCGGGGTGGGCGGCCTCCCGTCGCTCCAGAACGCTGGCAATGTTGCTCAATGGAGCAGCACACAGTTCGACTTGCTGGCGCGGCTTCGGATCGGTACGACCGGCACCGGGTCGAACGCGCAGCAGGACTTCGCGGGGGTCGCGAGCAACGGCTCGATCTCGGTCCGGGTCACGAACGACGCCGGAGCGTCTACGGCGCCTTTCAAGAGCTTGAGCTGGTACTTGCCTGGATCAGCAATCTCGCCTGCTTCCGTCCTCGGGATGACGTTGACGAGCGCGGCCGGCGGTACCCTCATCATCGAGCAGATCCAGCATGCGGACTTCGACAAGGTATTCGCGGACACCCCGGTCGTGGTCACGGCGGCGACGCGCTACTACTACGCGGACACCTCCGCGGGGGCGATCGAGTTCGACCTGGAGGCGTGCGATGTGACCACTGACGGCGTGGTCCACGACTTCAAGATCGTCCGCGGAGCAAACACGGTGACACTGGACCCGAACAGCACCGAGGAGATCCAGGACGGCACCGCCAGTCTGGTGTTCTCGGGCGCGCTGGATTCCCGCACCATACGCTGTCAGGGCGAGGGCACCAACCAAGGGTGGTGGGTTCATTGAGCTGGGCTCAGACCAAGATTCACCGACTCGACGACCCGGTGGCTATCACCGGATGGATCGGGTCAGGGCAGACCTCGTTTCTTGCGGTTCCGCTGGCGACCCACGGTTTGCCCCTGAGCGCGAAGCTGGCGGTCATCAAGGTACGGATCATCCCGGTTGCTGGGAACCTAGCTCTCTACTTCCGGCGTCCAGGATCTTCGGCCGCCGCTGACAACCCTACCCTCTTCATGGAGGACGCCTTGGCGGCTGGCCGCATGACCGCACCGCCGTTTCTGATACCAGTTTTCAACGGTGATACTGAGGCTCAATGGTCTACATCGTGGACCGTCGCTGCAAATCTCGCTTACCTCATCGGCTGGGTACCGGAGAACTGACATGCTGAAACTCCTACGACGCCTCTCGGACAACGCGATCGAAGACGTTTATGGTATTGAGCCCTGGGTGAACCCCGCCTCCTGGACGGCTAGGCTGGTCTCCACGCACGAGGCCATTGCTGTCCCTGGGGACGGGATGAGAGCCCCGTTGATCGACCAGGGGGCTTGCGTCTGGTCAGTCGTCAACGGTGCTTGGGTGGCGAGGGCTACAGCTACGATCCAGGCAGAGCAGGTCGTCGCCTTTGACGCGTTCCGCTTCCAGAGAATGATGGCGCTCCAGGCCGAATGCGAGAGCAAAGTCGCGGCTGCCGTTGCTCTCGCGATCTCGACTGGACGAGACTTCACCGCGGCCATAGCAGCCTGTACCGCGGACTATGCTGCGAAGGTCGCGACCGTGAACGCCCTGATCGGCACTGTGCCCAGCTTCGATGAAACCCCACGATGAAAGAGGGAATATGAAGTATCTAGCGATCATCGCCGCGCTGTTCCTCAGCGTGGTCGTGACCCCGGCTGAGGCCGCGCCCTGGACTGACAACGGCAACGGCACATGGAGCGCCCAAGTCACCATCACGGTATCGACGGACCTCAAGAACAAGTACGAGCAATGCCGGGCGGCCTGCAACTTCGAGCACCGCTACGCGGGTCAGGAGTGGGACGCGAGCGCATGGATTTCGGCGCTCTTGCTCGGGACCGCGGACCGCACCGGCAACGTCGTCATGGACGCGCTCGATACGATGTGGGCTGACTTCAAGGGCCGGTGGCTGCGGCCCGACCAGGGCTTCTCAGACGCGGCCGCGTTGGCGATCGTGGTGCCGGCGAGCCCTGCAGCGCCCTAGGACCCCGTGCCCACCCAGAACGGACAACCCGGAGCCCCGGTCAGCGGAGACAACCTCCCTGCCACCAGCCCGGGCACCACGCTCGCCAAGCCGACGGCGAACGGCGCGCGGGACTGGCTCGTGGCGCTCGTGTCTTCGGGTGCGACGGCCGGGGTCTTTGGCTTTCTGCAACCGGCGCTCTTCGCGGAGTGGTCCGGAGTGGTCCGCGATGCCGGCCAGCCCGGGGTCATCGTCGCGCTGCTGGTCCTGCTGCTCCTGCGGGAGCGCAAGGTCTGGTCGCTCGAGGAGAAGAACGACTCGCTCCAGGAGAAGCGGCACGCCGACCGGGACCGGGACCGGGACCAGCGGCTCGCCGACAACACGCAGGTCTCCAAGAAGTTGATCGAGATGGCCGAAGCCAGGGGTGCGGCCGACACGCGCCTCGCGGCCTCGATCGAGAAGATGCCGGCTGCGGTTCTGGACGCGTTCAGCAAGGGGGTCAATCGTGGTGCTTGATTGGGTCTGGGGGATGCTGGGGCCGAGCACGACTGAGGAGAAACCCAAGCCGGAGATCCGGCCATCCGCCGCGATCGAGGCCGCGCTCCGGCCGCTCGAGGCCTCGGGGTCTCAGGTCGTCGCGGCCACGGACCGGACGATCAGCCGACTCGAGAGCGCACCGCGGGAGCTTGCTGAGGTTCTGAGTGCGCCGCCCAAGCGGAAGGCCGACGCGCGGTAGGCGCCTGACCATGCTGGCGATCGAGATCGCTCGGGTCGGCGAGCTCCGGCCCGCGGTGGCCGAGGTCTACCGGGCGGTCTACGCCGAGGTCGAGGCCCGGGTCGCGCCGCTGGGTCTGACGCCGTTCACGCAGCAGGCCTGGCGGTCCGAAGCCGAGGCCGAGGCGAACTGGGCCAAGGGCCGGCGCCAAGGGCCGGACGGGTCCTGGGAGATCGTGGACCCCCGGGCGATCGTGACCCGCAAGCGCAGGAGCAATCACACCCGGCGCGTGGCGGTGGACACCTACTTCAGGGTCAAGAACGACCTGACCGCGTCCAAGCTGCTCGAGTGCCCCGCGGAGCGCAAGGTCGATCCGCCCCTATGGGACGCCTACCAAGCACTCGGCGAGGCGGTCCGGAAGCACGGTGGCCGCTGGGGTGGGGACTTCCGGACGATCTTCGACCCGTACCACGGGGAGTGGCCCGAGCTCGAGCTCGACCCCTTCGACGGCCCGGCCTGAGCGGAGTAGCATGGGATGGACTGGAGGTCCCCGTGCCCGTTCCCCAGCCTGCCGCAGTCGTGACCTTGCCCGCCCCGCCCTGGGGTGACTCCCTGGACGTCCTCGAGCCGGAGCCGGTGGCGCCCGCGGGGCCGCTCTCCAGCTACCCGGCCCGGATCGGATGGGCCCCGACCAGCCAGCTCCAGGCCCTCGGGCTGGTCCGTGACTCGCTGGGGCGGATCCGCACGAAGACCGGCGGCTACGTCTGCGCCTGGTCGGGGCGGCTGCGCACGCACCACCTCTACCCGGTCCCGTGGATGGATCCCTGGGCCGGCACCGTCCGCCTGGTCTGGGTGGACAAGGATGTGTTCGCAGAGCTCCGGCGGGGGATCCTGGAGGGCGCGCGGGCCCGGGCCAGCGGCGCGGTCCGGAGCCTCCTGGACGGTCTCTTCGGTCAGGCCCTGCGCTTCCTGGGAGGCATCGGGTGATCCCCGACGCGGTCAAGGCCGAGATCCTAAAGTGGTTGCCCATCGAGGAAGACGGTCAGCTGCAGGGCGCCAAGGAAGTCTTCCGCGCCCTCATGGTGGCCTTCGCCTTCATGTGGGTGGCGCGGATGTTCGGTGCCAACTTCTCGAAGCTCGATCTATGGGGGATCTCGATCGACCCGAGCCTGCCCTGGTGGTACTTCATGTGCTGCACGCTGCTCTGCGCGAGCATCATGCAGCGCCTGGGGTACGCCCAGAAGGAACGGGAGGCGGTGCGCAACGGCACGATCCCCCCGCCCGCACCCGGGAAACCGGAGCTCCCCGAGTCGGGAGGGTCGTGAGCCGGGACGCTTTGGCGGTCCTGCCGGCCCTTCGGTGGCAGCCGGAGGCCTTCATCCCGCCCGCGCCCGGGGCCTGCGCTCTGGACGCGTGCCTCGGTGGGCTCAACCCCGAGCTCTTCAACGCCGTGATCCGGGTCTGGGATCACCGCAAGCGGACCGGCCGGTCCGTCCACCTGATCCCGGAGGTCCCGGTCTGCGGTCCGTGCCGCGGTCGGGTCGGGCTCCGGGAGATCATCGGCCCCAAGAAAGCCCGGGAGCGACTACGGGAGGCCCTGGTCGCGGAGCTGTCGATCGAGCCGGTCTGGGAGACCGCGACGCTTACCTGGGCCGCGGTGGGGGGCCCGGTGCCAGCCCCAGTCGAGCCGAAGGTCCCGGAGCCCGCCAAGGTCCAAGCGGAGGCCCCACCGCGGCTGATCTTCGTCCCGGCCAGCCGGTTCCGGGCCTCCGGCTGACGTAGTACACTGCCTTCGATGGCCGTCCTCGCCGACTTCATCCTGGATCTGGCACTGGCCGAGCTCGACACAGATGCCGAGCAGCTCCACATCCTGAGTGCAGAGCCAGCCAACTACGCGGCCGTGGCTGGCCTGACCCTAGGGAACAAGACCCCGCCGACGGTCTCGGCCCCGACGGACCGCACGCCGAACGGCCGCAAGGTCACGGTCTCGGCGGTCACAGACGGCATGCTCACCGGGACCGGGACCGCGACCCACTGGGCGCTCGTGGACAACACCGACAGCCAGCTCCTCGCGACCGGCGCGCTGGTCGTGCCGCAGCCGGTGACCGCGGGCAATCCGTTCACCTTGAGCGCGTTCGACATCGGCATCCCCGACGCGGTCTGAGCGGGGGACCGAATGGCTATCAGCCTCTTCGGGTCGGCAAGCAACCCAGCAGACAGCGGCTCCGCGGTCGGGCCCTCGATCACCCTCGCGGTCGTGCCTCCGGCTTCGATGGTGGCCGGGGATCTCGTGGTCCTGGTCGGGCTGCATCCCGTCTCGGCCGGCACCGTCGTGATCGGCGCGACCGGAGGTCAGCTCTGGACCTCGGAGCCGATGTTCGCCGGCAACGGCCAGGTCGTCGACCTCTTCTGGGCCGTGTTCAATGGGACCTGGGCGGCAAATCCGAGCCTCGCGTTCAGCCTGGCCGGCGCCGTCCCGTGTTCCGTGGTCATGCACGTCTTCCGGCAGTCGATCCCCGGGGCAGACTGGACCGTGGATAACGCGCTGGCCTCCGGCACCTACCCGATGGGCAATCCCGCGACGATCCCCGGGGCGACCACGGCCCGCCAGAACACCGTAGCTTTCGCGCTCTGGACGCAGGGTGGGGCCGCAACATGGGGGACTCTGGTGGGCGCTGGGTGGGTGGTCGCGGGCAGCGCTCAGTATCGCAATCTCGGGGGCACGGATCAGGTCTCAAGCTACGCGTACCGGGTCCAGACCTCGCCCCAAGCGACGGGCAGCGTGTCGAAGGACCGGGCACCTGGCGGGACCGCAGGATTGCGATCTCTCATCACCTTCGCCTCGGGTCTCGTGGACATGCTGTCGGTGCCGATCGAGACCGGGGCGCCGACGCTGGACGTGCCGGCCTTCGGGCAGACCCATGTGCTCGCTGCTCCGGGCCTCGCGACTGGCGCGCCTACGTTTGGGCCGGTGCGGGCCGGACTCGAGCGGTCGCTGCATCTCTTTCTGAGGGCCCGCAGTCAGGCACAGCTCTCGATCCGAGCCACCAGTAGAATCGAGCTGAGCCTCCGGGCTCGCGAGCAGGCGAACGTCGGGCTCGAGACCCGACCCTGAGGAGGCGACCATGGCGGACTTGCAGGCCGGCAGCTATGGGGTCGCGATCGTGGTCGCCTTGCAGGACGGGGACGGCATGCCGCTCGACCTGACACTGGCGACCGCGGTCAGGCTGGAGCTCCGGCGGTCCTGGATCGAGGGGGATACCGAGGTCACGCCCGACTTCGTGACGCCACCTGGAAGCGATGGAGTCGTGCGGCACATCCTGCCCGATGGATTCCTCGACCAGACCGGGCGCCTACAGGTCCAGGGGATCATCACCTACGCGACCAAGCGGCTGCGGACCGCGGTCGAAACGATCTTTGTTCTCGCCGGGCTGTAAACGGACCAGGAAAGAGGCGCTCTTGAGCATCGCACGTGGCGAGCTGACCGGACTCCGGGACCGCTTGCGAAGCCACTCCAAGGGCCATGCCGACAGCGTGGTCCGGTACGCCAACAAGCTGGCGACCGAGCTCGACGCGTTCGACGCGATCCTCGCACGGCAGGGAATCGACTGCCTCTACGAAGGCGGCCCGGGCTCGATCAAGAAGCCCGAGGATCAGGACCGGCCCCCGGCGTAGTACGCTGGGTTCTCACGCCCGGGGCCGGCAGCGTGAGCTGCTGGTGGCTGGGCAAGCGCGCCGCGGATCAGCCCCCAGCATCCACTCGGTTCCGGCGTAGCCGCCTTTGCTCGTGCTCGGCATGACGCGTGGCCTGGAGCTGGGCAGCTTTGAGCTGCTCTCGTAGACGGATCACCTTTTCATGCGACTTCACGCCCTCGGTGCAGGGGTCGCACAGGATAGTGAGAGTGCCGTCGTGAGCAGTACGAACCTGCCAACGCACGCTTTGCTTGGCCTCGCAGAGCGCGCAGACAAGCTCGATCCGGAGTGGTACGAGTCGCTCGGTCACGCCGCGCTCGATTCATCTACCGATGGTTGGATACGTTCCAGCAAGTCGAACGCTCTGCGCGCCAACTCGAGTCGGCCGAGATTGTCATGAGTCGTGAATGCCTGGATCCTGAGCTTCGAGAACGGCTCGTAGTCGTCATCCCCGGTGCCGAACCACCGTCGCAGCTCGTGACCGCGATGCCGGAGCCAGAGACGCGCTATCGCGCGACTGTGCGCAGTCACCGGAGGTGTGTGCTGTGCAGCCTTCGCGCGCACCAGGCGCAGAGCGTCCGGGAGAGTGATGTACGACCCCTCTAAAGGGTGGTCCCCGTCGATCTCAACCCCCTGGCCTCTCCGAATGACAGTCCCGTAGGACCACGGATCGTCGAGCCGCTTGGGCAAGTAGTGGTCAGGCTTCGGAGTTGTCGGCCACACGATTACCGGGTTATCGCGATACAAATCTCGGAGCATCCCAGAGTGGAGATTCACGTCCTGGTACATGTTGACCAGGACCAAGTCCCTTGTGACAGCCGCCGCCACCGTCAGGAGCTCGCAGAGAAATCGGTCCTCGTGCATTCGACGTGTGGCCCGGTCATGGCTGACTCGTGCTAGACACGCCGCCGAGTCCCAGCAACGCCAGCACGCCTTCTTGTTCTGCATCCTCATATAGAGACCCGCGCCGGGTGGGATTTGCCGGCGGCAGTCCTCGCATCGGACCTGCGATCGGTTCCCGCGGTTACGCGGCTGTCGGTCGAACCGCTCTCGCAAAACTTCCTCGGTGGGCTCAGTCACCCGTGTCCCTTCTCGGCCGCCCGGACCGAAGCCCGGGCGCGTCATCCCGCCGCGGTACCCGGGTCCAGAGCAGCTCGTCGATGGCCTGCATGACCGCGACCGCGTTTCGCGCTGCCTCTCGGATCCCTGAGCGGCCTACGATCACGCGGAGACGAGCGAGAGCAGCGGCGATCTCCAGGGGTGGCCGTCCACATCTGTGCTCCACCCGGGCTGCGCACTCGGCCAGGGCCGAGGCGAGGCGCCGCAGCGGCTGGGCAGCCTTCGAGAGATCACACGCGGCGATTTCTCGCGCTGCCTCTTCAAGAGCAGAGAGACGCGTAGCGATCGCGGCTGGGTCTTTCCGCGGCCGCTGCCTTCGCCCGTTGGGCTCTTGTCGCGAGGTCACGGACACCCTGTCTCGTCGTCGGCCCCGTAGATCCGGTGCTTGGTACTCTCCCGCTTCGCGCCGCGCGCGAGGATCTCGAGCAGCTCTCGCACGTTGGATACCGACTGCAGCCAGATTTGGGCCGCCCCGTCTCGGCTACCCAGCATCTCGATCGTGATCAGATTGTTGATCGTTAGCAACCGATCTTTCCCGACCTGGACGAGCACCCCGGCCTGGCCTCCAGCGCGGAGCTCGTCCAGAAGCCACGGGACCTGCCTAGGCCGGTAGTCTACGCGGATCGCGCCGTTGGTTAGCTGGACCCCCCGCTTCAATTCGAGCCACCAGGAGATGCCGTCGACGCAGAGGTAGGTATCAGGCACCCCGTCGCCAGTCAGGTTCTCGATCCGCTGCCAGTGCAGTCGCGTACCCGAGCGTCGAGCCTTCACGAGTCCGCGGGCAATCCATTTCCAGAGCGTCGATTCACTGGGCGCGCTCATGGCTCTCTCCAGCATTCCTGTCGGTACCGGTCGACAACCAGCCAGAAGTCCGGAGGCAACTCGAGCCGGGGCGCGGGGCCTTCGTAGCGCGCGGACGCCCTCAGGATTTGGCTCAGGCGCTGGAAGCGATCGGGGCATGGGATCTCTCGAAGCCGCTCCGGGTGCCACTCGATCAGCTTGCCCGCTGGATCCCAGGACGCTTCCCAAGTCGAGAAGATCAGGCGCGGGACCTCAGGCTTCGCGCGATCAGCCGCACACCCAGAGCAGAGCTCGGCCAGGAGCAGTAGGATTCTCATGCTGGCCTCCCCGTTGCGCGGCAGCCATCCATCTGATCTATGAAGCCCCGCAGATCGTTCGCGAGCTTCGCGTCCTTGGCCTTCTCAGCTTGGGCGAGTGCTCGGCCGAGAAGCGCACGCAGTTCTTGGGGCTCGTCTTTCTCAGCCTCGAGGATCAAATCCCACTCAGGCCGGGCAGGCATGCTGCTCTTCATGATCGCCTCTGCTTTCGGCGCGTGGTCTTCCGGGGCCCGAGCAAGAGCGCGAGTTCTTGGAGGTCGTCCAGGTGTTTCGGCAAGATCCCGCGGGCAACGCGCTCCTCGGTCGCAGCCGCGGCCATCGCGTTCCACATGACCGCGGCCAGGTGGTCCTCGGACCGATCGCCTCCGAGGTAGTCGTAGGCGTGCCTGATCGCCGAGTCGAGATACCGCGAGAGCGGCTGGCCCTTCTCCCAATTGCGGTCGCCGTACTTGCGGGACCCGTTCTCGAAGTGCCGCACCAGACGCTGGAACGCGTCCGCCGGGACCAGATCGTAGCGGCCCTTCCCGTCCCGGGTGTCCCGACGCGAGCCGGTGGCGAACTCCTGCCGCTTGCCTGAATCCTTCACGCCCTCGAACTCGATCATGCGAGCGGGTCCACCTCTCTGGTCGCGTCGAACTTCGTGGTCTCGTTGCCGAGCGCGTCCCATCCCGGTCGCGTCTGCCGGGCGAAGAACTCGACGCGCCGCGCTTTGGGCCAGAGGCGCTCGATCCTCCGGTAGCTCTCGTCGGGCTTCCGGCTGTGCTCGCGGCGAGCCGCGTGCAGCGCGTCCGGCGACACGGCCTCGGGCGCGTGGATCGACTGGCGTACGGTGCGGTCGTCCGGGAGCTCAGGCTTGCCCTTCACCCAGAGCCAGCAGTCCTCGGTCGCGGAACGGCTGTAGAATCCGAGCCCGCAGAACGCCTCGAAGTCAAGGTCCGGTTCCCGCATCCGGAGCTGCCCGGGCCCCCACGACTTCGGCATCTTGATCCAGCAGAGCAGTTTGGTGACGGGCTGGAGGCCGAGCCCGAAGCCGAGCTGCGGGAGGTCGGTCAGGGTCTTCGGTCCAGTACACCAGATCGGTACCGCGCAATCGTCAGCCAGGAGCGAGTCGACCAGCGGGCGGAACTGCTCGACCATGGCTGCCACTGTCATGGTCTGGTAGTGGGCGGTCGCTGGAGCCTTGCGGGTCCCTGGGAACTTCCGCACCGCGTCAGGTTCCTCATACTCCCACGGGGGGTCGAATAGCGCGAGCGTGAACCGCTCAGTCACGGAGACATTTCCTTGATCGCGTGCTCGACCGTGGGGACGATACACTCGGCCTGGCACCGTGTGCAGACCAGCCGCGCGTGCCCCGCGGGGACGCCGGCCTGGTCCGCGCTCTTGGTCAGATCCTCGAGCGGGCACTCGAAGAGCCGATGCGTGATTCGCAAGGCGATCTGCTGTCGGATCATCGAGCCGAAGCGATCCAGCCAGCGCCTCAGCTCGCCTCGGAACGAGCTGCGACAGGGATCGCGTGCCCCGCCAGCCGGAGCATGCTCCGATAGAACGAGACCCCGCGCCGGCGCATCTTGCTCCACGGGAACTGCCCGCGGATCTTGACTAGCACCTCGTCCGTCGAGACTCCCGCGAGCAGAAGCCTCTTCACCGTGGACCCCACCCCGTTCGGGTCCGACGGTCTGCCGGGCCCGCGCTTGGTTCTCTTCGCCATGCTTGCCTTTCTCTGTCTCCGGCCTTGCTCGTTTCACGTTTCGCCTCCGGCTTCGTATTTCATAATACCGCGCTGCTGTCAGTCGAGTAAAGGGTCCCGCCACCGACCGAACACGGCCGCGAAAATATCGCGAGTCGCGTTCGAGGTCTCGCGCTTCGCGTCGATACAACCGAGGATCGCTTCGTCCACGGTCCCGCGGCCTACGAGGTCGATCACGTCCGAGGAGTCGAGTCCGATCTTCGTCGCGCGGGCGCACGCCTGCCGGCGCGCGGCCGCGTCCCAGGTGTGCGAGTACCAGATCATCGAGCGGGCCGCGGCCAGATCAAAGCCCTCGCCCGCGCAGCCCGGGTCCGCCACGATCGCGCGCACGGTCCCGGCATTGAACCGGTCCATGACCAGCTTGCGCGTGTGCTTCGGCACGTCCCCGTTGATCTCGGCTACGCCGTCTCCGTGCAGGCGACGAAGCGCCTGGGTGACTGCGCGCACGTCACGCTGGAAGCGGGCCCAGACCACGATCTGTCGATCCGGATACCTGATCTCTTCAGTCAGTTCCACCAGCGCCTCGGTCCGGGACTCCCCGATGATGTGGTCTTGACCGTGCTCGTCCTTCGCGAAGCCTGACGCGACCTGTTGGAGCCGGACCAGCATCGCGGCTTCGGACACCGCGTCGATGATCTCGCCGCTCTCGAGTCGGACGCGAGTCTCTTCCCGGAGCTGGTCGTAGATCTTGCGCTCCCTGGCCCCGAGCTCGAAGGCCCTGCGGTGAAAGCGCGGCAGGGCGAGGCCCGCTACGGCTTCTTCCCGGACCTCGTGGGTGAACGGCGCCATGCGCGCGTGCAGCTCGTCGCGGTTCTTGAAGCCGACGATCTTCGGGAACAGCCGGCCACCGTGACCGCGGGTCTGCTCCAGGATCGCGAAGCGTTCCCGGAACCCGGAGAACGTGCGGCAGCCCAAGGCACCGCGCTCGAGGATCTCGTATTGACTCCAGTTGTTCATGGGCGAGTTGTCGTCCCGCGATCCGGTCAGCAAGCGGCGGTACGGGCAGTTCGCGGCGAGCGCGATCGCGCGCCGGGTCCGCTTCGCGGATGGCGTCCGGAAATGGTGAGACTCGTCGATCACCAGCAGGCACTTGAACCGGCGCGCGAACCAGACCAGGAGCTTCCAAACGCTGTCCATGATCAAGTGCTCTTTGCCGACGCAGAACCAGCCCAGCCGGCCCATCTCGCAGGAGTTGAACGCGGGTGTCGGCTGGACCTTGCCCTTCATCGGCTCGCCCCAGGCCCACGCGTCGCGCCGCTCGAACCAGTGGGGCACCAACTTGGCGAGCTCGTCCGGCCACTGGGCATGGACCCCGACCGGCGCGACGACGATCACGCCTTGGATCAGGCCCTCGCCGTGCAGCTCATAAGCGCAGTCGATCGCGGACTTGGTCTTGCCGACTCGCATCGGCCAGAACAGGAAGCGCGCGGGGTCGAGGAAGTGTTCGCGCTCGAGCTCCTGGTGGGGGTAGTCCTGGACGGTCATGACCCGACCTTCGGCTTGCGCTTCGCGGCTGCAAGATCATCGCTCAGGTGGCGCTCGGAGGAGAGCATGACCGCGTAGTCGGGAGTCCCGCCCGGCTTGATCGGATGCGCCCGCGTCCATATGATCTCGCAACACGAGAACCACGGCAGGCCCGCGGTCCCCGGGTTGAACTGCCGAGGCCGCCGGCAGATGCGGCAGACCCCGAAGCAGACGCCGCAATGCCAGTGCTTGCTCCGGGCGCAGGGCGGGTGGGGATCAACCAAGCGGATCTACCTCTCGAAGTTGCTGGGCCTCTTCGAGCATGGCTGCGGTCTGCTCGTCCCCGCCCGGGGCTACGAAGTCAGCAAGCGCGAGCCCTGGCTCGAGCCATGGCTGGATCAGATCGTGGAGCGCCTGGTCCGCCGTGTTGGGGTCGCCCTCGAAGCGCTCCAGCTCGGAGGTCCCGATCGCGGAGTTGACGCACTCGAGGATCTCCTGCGCGTCCGACGAAGGGCGGGCGAGCATCATGCGCTTGGGCGGCTGGAGCTTCCGCCACGCGCTCCGGTTGTCCCGGTACTGCTCGCACCAGTCGTGGTCCGCTGGGAGGAAGCCGGCCTTGTGCGCGACCGCCAGCGCCTCGCGGGCCCGCTCGCGTTGGGCCTCGTATGCCCTGAACTCCGGGAGCGCGTCCTCTCGCGCGTAACGAACCGCGGTGTCTTCGAGCTCTTCCGCGATTCGGAGCCGGCGCACGGTCTCGACGCGGTCGAGCAGCTCCCGGGGTGGCAGGGCTCCGGGGCTCGTCGGCTTCCAGAACAGGGCCACGCTCTCGGCCGGGCAGCGCTTCTCGTGATTGGCGCCGTGCCTGAGCCGCGGGGTGCGGACTGCGATCGCGTGAGCTACGAGTTTCAAGCCCAGCCCGAGCAGGGTCTCCAGGTGCCAGGCCGTCACCGGCACGGTCTCGCCGCCGCGCACGTGGTCCGAGACGTTTAGTACGAACAAGCCGCCTGGTTCAAGTAGCCACTCGCACAGGTCCCAGACGACCTCGTGCAGCCCGCGGTACGCGTCGCCCCACTGCATCGCGCCGGAGTTTCCGGCCGAGAGCTTGCGTCCGAGCGTGTGGGTGTAGGTGTGCCGCGAGGTCAACTCCCCGGTTTCAGGATCGCGGTCCTGCGCGTCGTGGTGGTCCGCCATGCGCGTGCCGTAGGTCGGAGACGAGAAGATCGCATCGAACGTGCCCGGGGCGAAGCGCCGGTACAGCTTGCGGCTGTCTGCGATCAAGAGCTGAGCCCGGTCGAGGTCGTAGCTGGGCTGCGTGTAGAGCTGCTCGCCCCATTCGCGCTCGAGCTCGACGAACACGTAGAACGGGAGCGGATCAGGCTTCTGGATCCCGAACTCCGCGAGCGCGGCTTCGAGCTCCATGCCGCGGCAGGTCCCGGCGAAGGGATCGAGCCGGCGCTGGGTCTCCTGCAGTATCGCGGCCATGACCGGGAGCAGACACCGGGTGTACTTCGCGGGATGGGGGATAGGCTTGGTCACTTCGTCCCCCGTCGGTAGTCATCGTTCTGCCATCTGGACAGCGCCCGGTTCCACTGGCAGGCTCGGCACAGAGCTGAGTCCGAGCAGTCGCCTGACGTTGCCTGCGCGTAGCATGTCCTCAGTACAGCCGTGTCGAGCACCTTCTCCGCCTCCGCCAGCCGGGCGCGGGTGGAGCGGAGGGCCGGCACCAGTCGGGTGACGCCTTTAGCTAGCGTGTCGGAGTTCCAGGACTTCTCACGCGCGAGCCGATGGAAATAGACCGCGGCGTCGTCGAGGTACTCCTGGATCTCCGCCTCGGTCAGCTCATCTTCCACGGGCGCGCTCCTTTGCAATCGCTCGCTCGGCCGCGCGGCGCTGCGCGCGACTGGTCACGCCGAGTACCGCCCACGCCTTCCAGCGCTCCGCGTTGTCAAGCTGTTGCTGCATCGCGGCCCACTCCTCGGGAGGTATCGCCTCCTGGCCCCACTTTGTTTTTCGGTAGTGGATCTCCTCCTCCGTCAGCTCCGGCTTGTCTTCGCTCATAGATCCTCCGAGCGCCGCAGCGCCGCCACAGTCTTGGACCGAGAAGTGCCGCAGCTCAGCCATCGGCGACCCCAACCTTGTGGTGTGGGTGCGGGATCGCATAGTCAAAGCAGGGATGCCCGAGGCCGTCGCCTGGATCGCAGCCGCTCCCTTTGCTGACCAACTCGCCGCAGTCCGGGCAGCTCCATAGGCCGCGCCAGCCCTTGAGCAGGTGTCGGATGTCGCCATGACGGAACCCGCGCTGGGCCAGGAAGTTCCCGGCGAACTGTTCGATCCGCTCGCGATCCACCTCTGGACGTTCGGAACTCAGCTTGGCGATGAGTTCGGAAGCCTCGAAACAGAGGTCCGCACCGTCGCGCTTCACGCGCCGCGAATCACCCACGTCGGTCCAGCCTCTCGATCTCGGCCACGATCAGCGCGGCAGCCCTGATGAGATTTCGGCGCGGATCCTTGGGCTTCCACCAGTCGCTTGCCCAGGGCCAGCGAAGCGGTGGCGAAGCGCCACTGGTCGTGTGGTGATACGCCTGGTATGCCGCCTCTTGCGCATAGCAGGAAGCGGCTAGCGAGAGGTCTCCGTTGTCATGTCGGTCATCGTGCTCGGGGCCGAAGCGCTCGACCTGCATCTGGCGCTCGCGCTCCGCTAGGATCTCGGCCAGCACCTTGGCGCGCTGCTCGCTCACGGTCGCTCCTTCCATTCACGTTCGGGGATTTCGTAATCGAAAGGCGGGAGTGCCCTCAGACCACGGGCACCGTTTCGCACGTTCCGGACCAGTTGCCGACGTTGCCGGCGCGATAGTTGCGGACGGCAGCCCGAGGAGCAGGTCACCTCTTGGAGTGCTCGCTCCAATTCGGCATCGGTTGTCGGCTTCGTCTCATCCACCGCCGACCCCCTCCCACGAAGCGAGGAGCCGCTCTAGGGTTTCGAGTGCCTCGGTCTTGGAATGACCGCGGTCCGTTATGAACTTCTCGAATGCGTCCTCCTCTACGATGTCGAGCGAGTTGTCGTTCACGATTGCATCCCAGTTTGACTCCCCGGGGAATTGCGTCGTCACATCATCCCTCCCCGCCATCACCACTAAGCACCCGGTCCCGAATGAACTCGGGCCGGCTGTTCTCTAAAAAATCCAGCCGAGCGAAGTCCACCGCCAGTCGGCGCTTCGCTGCCGCAATCGCACGGCGGACGGCCGCGCATCGGGTGTGACCGTGTCCCTGTCCGAGCATGGAGTGGGCCCCACGCGTAACTAGGCTGGCTGCCCACGACTCCGATGATTCCTTGATCGCCGCTACTGCGACCGCGAGCTTCGCCTTCTCGGCTGCCAACTGCTCGGGTGTCATGTCGGTTCCTCGTCGCCCAGCTCCGCTCGGCGGCGGGCCCACGCCTTCGCCAGAGCATCCCGAGCTCTCTTGTTTCCGTAGCTGTGGAAATCCTCAGTACCGCTGGAGAGCTGTGTTGGGTTGCCCTCCATCAGGTATCCAAACTCGACCCAACCAAAGCCGCCTCGCTCGGCCATCCGCTCCAAGGACTGCTCCGTTCCGTAACTTGAGGAATACGCGGCATACGCGATCTCCGCCAACCACCAAGGGATCCAGCCACCGCGAATTCCGTAGTTGCCTTGGATCGGAAATGGGCGATTGGGATCTTTCACTTCCTGTACCTCCGTCCGCTCCAGCCCGCGGCCGCGAGCGGAAGATCCGCGGCCCATGTCGGAGGCGTGCTCATGATCACGGCGAGCTCCGCGGCTCGATCGCATTTGGTCTCGGCCACGACTTCGTCGTGGACATGCAAGACCACCGGCATACCCGCGGCTTCGATCACCGGATGCGCGACCGCAAGTAGGTCCCGCGAGATCGCCTGCACGACGTTCTCTAGCAGCAGCCCCCCGTACGCGTCGCTCTCGGACCACTCCCGCGTCAGGGAGTTCACCGACCAGTGAAAGAGCGCGGGCCGGCGCTCGCCCCACGGGGTCATCTTCGGCGCGACCCGCGGCTGCCAGTAGTGCAGGCTCCGGCCCGACGGCAGGCGGCACGTCAGGACCGGCAGCCCGGCCTTGCGCCCGAGCGCCCAGACGGTCCGGGCTGCCTGGACTCCACGGCCTGACGGGTCCCGCGTCGCGCCCATCGAGGCCTTCTCGAGCTTGTACCAGGCCGCGACGATCGAGTCCCGGAAGCGCGTGCGGTAGGCGTCGACCGTGTGCTTCGCCAGGTCCGTGGCAATCGCCCGGCCCTGCTTCGCGCAGGTCGCCATGAACTTTTCGGCTCCCATCCCGTACCCCAGGCCGAGAATGGCGATCTTGCCGACGAAGCGCTGCTCCGGAGTCACGATCGCTTCGGGCACGAGATCAAAGATCACCCGGGCCATGGAGACATAGGGATCCCGACCGGCTCGAAAGTCGTCGAGCAGCCCGCGGTCTCCGGACACCCAGGCCGTGACGCGTGCTTCGACGCTGGACCAGTCGCAGACCGATAGCGTCCGCCCCGGACCCGCAATCACGATCCCACGGACCGAGTGGCTGAGCAGCTCCGCGGGGTCGCCGTACAGGATCTCGATCGCGTCGGGGTCCCGGAGCGCGACGGCCCGGGCTGCCGCGTCGGCGTCCTTGATCTTGCCTCGGGGCATGTTCTGGGGCTGGAATCCTGAGCCGGTCCAGCGCCCGGTCGACGCGCCACAGAACACGAGCAGGTCTCGCGCTCGACCGTCGAGGCACTGGCGATCGAGCGCGCTCCGGTACTTCGTGATGCTCGATCGGCCCAGGGCCCGAACGATCCCGCAGGCCTCGCGGACTTCGACGGGCGCAGGCTTGCCGGCGGGCCACTTCCCGTCTGCGATCGCGGCCATGGTATCAGCCTGGGTGTCGCGGGCTGGGACGCCGCGCTCGTTCAGCCACGCCTGGAACTTCGCCCGCTTGCTCGGCTTGTCCAGGCCGGTGAGCTGCTGGAACCTCGCGAGCTCGCGGGTCTGCAGGATCGTCATCGTGGCGATCGCGTTCTCGCAGTGCTCCCGGTCGAACGCGACGCCGCGCTCGTTCAGGAGGATGTCGAGTTCCCAGGCCGCGCGGTCCAGGGGGTGCAAGGCCGGCAGGATCCCGTCCAGCTCGCGCTCGGCCCGCACGTCCTGCTCGCAGTAGGCGAGGAGTCGTTCGAGTTCCTGGATCGTAGGGGACTTGAACTTCCCGGCCCTTGGCTTCGCGAGTGCGAGCATGAGCTTGCGGCCTTCGATGTCCTTCTGCTGCTGGAGACCCAGTACGAGATTGACGTGCTCTAGCGACCGTGGCAGACCGATCGCCGCGGCCCGCGCAGCCGTGCAGTCCCAGCGATCAATCGACGGCAGCGGTACCCAGGGCATGCAGTGGCGCCAGATCGCGCGCTCGAATCCCGCGTTGTGCGCGACGATCCGACCGTCTTGGCCCATGCCCTCAATGCCCGCCACGAAGCGATCGCGCCACTCGGGGTCCCGGCCCAGGCCCCCGGAGAACTCGCCTGGCGCGGGGGACCAGACCGCGCAGGCCAGCTCTGTCGTCGGGTCCTCCGCGTAGCGATGCGCCCCGAGCTTCGTCAGGTCCGCGCCTGATCGCGTCTCGAAATCGAGAACAAAGGCGCGGCGAGGGTTAGGCACGGCGGATCTTCTTCCGATCGCGGATCCAGGCTGAGTTGCGTGTGCGCTTCTGCATCTTGGCGACTTCCAGGACCTCGATCGACGGGTTCGCAGTGAGCACCTGGCGAGCCGCGGCTTCGGCTTCCTCTCGTGTCGCGAACCGGACGAAGGGCAGATTCGTCTCCGCGTCCGGGTCCGAGAGCTTGCCGTCATTCTGCAGCCCGACTCGGAACTCAGATCGGGCTGGGCGATGGACCTCGAACCAGATCGGTTTGCAGCTCACCGCCCACCTCGGCGGATCACCGTGGTCAGCATCAGGACCTCGACCACGCAGAGCCCAGCGAAAGCTGGGTCGTAATCCAGCCCCGCGGTGAGCACGATCGCGAGCGCGCCGACTACGAGCAGGAACGGGATCAGCGACTCCGAGAGCGAGGGCCGGCGGTCGTGCATGGATTCTCCTTCACGTCTCGCGTTCCACGTGTCGTCTTCGAGTCCCCGGACCCGAGGCCCCTGCGCCCTTGTTCCTTTCGGGCTCCCGGGTCCGGGGGATGTCTCAAGCCATCGGGTCACTGGTCTCCTGTTCGACCGCGTCGAACTCGGCCTCCGGCGCGATGCCGCCATCCAGCCGGTCGCCGTCCCGGATGAACTGCACGTTGCGCAGGCCCAGGCTGACACCCGCGTTCCCGTTCGTGTCGTACGCGAACGGAGCCACGCTCGCCCGGCAGTAGCAGCCCGCGTAGACCTTCGCTGGCTCAATCACCCGCTCGTTGCGCTCGTCCACGACGCCCGGTGCCCGGACGGACGTGGCGCTCGCGAACTCGACGGTCTCGCCGTAGCCCTCGTACTCGGCCTTCTCCTCGCCGTCGCGGAAGGGCATGCGCATCCGGCCGGCCTTCACGAGCTGGTCGTATCGCGCGCCGAACTTCGCCCGGCCCGCGCGCACGCACGCGTCCTTGATGTCCTTGAGCCCGCGATCGCCCTTCGGGAAGAGCATCGTGATCGAGTACTTGGGGGTCTGCCCCGCCGTCACAGCCCGCGCCTCGAACAGGTGCGGGAACGATGCCCTGAAGGTCGGCAGGATGAACCTCTCGCTGTTGGCCTTCGCCATGTCTATCTCCGTCTCTGCGCGTTTCGCGCTTCGCGTATCAGCCCAGGGGATCGAACAGCGAACTCGCCTTCGGCCCCCGGGGTTTCCTGGTCTTCTTCGTGTCGTCCTGCAGCGGCCCGCCCATCGGGTCGCCGCCCTGGGGCCCGTGCTTCGCGAGGCGCTCGGCATCGGTCAGCTTCTCCGCGTCTCGGATCGCTGCGCTCATCCGGAACTGCGTGATCGGGTCGATACCCTGCGGTCTAGCCCTGTTGTCCACCTCGACACAGCCCGTCACATCGAAGCGCGGGTCATGATCGCCCTTGCCGGGGGTGTCGCTGACCGCCGCGAACTCCTGCTCCGGCGAGATCCACTCGCTCCGGCGATCCGACTCCGGAACGAGCGTCGGACCGCCCAGGGGCTTCTCGACGAGCTCCAGGAACGCGTCGCCCTTGGCCGCGGCTCCGAGTGCCTTCTCCGCGCCCGGGACTCCGAGCAGACTCGGCGGTGCCCAAGGGTCGATGCCGAGCTTGCGGAGCCTCGTGGCTGTATCCTCGTCCCCGTACTTCCAGCGTCTGCGGGTGATCGACTCCACGAGCTTGAAGCCAGGCACCGCCTCGCCGGCCAGCGCCCGACGCTCGGCCTCGTCTCCTACGGCCTTGAGCCACGCTTCGATCAGCGGCGTGGCGGCCAGGATCCGACTCAACCGCTCGATCTCTACGGACGCGACCGAGGCCTTGACCGCCTTGGGCTCTGGGATCGCGAGGGCCTTGGGCCCGACGACCACAGGCGCGGCGCCGAAATCAATCGCGGCCTCGAGCGCGACGTGGTCCCGAAGGGCAGGACAGGTCGCCTTCGCGGGGCACCATCGGCATTGCTCGTCCCCGGGGACCAGCGGCGCGTCGGGCTTGCGGGCCGCGTCGGCCGCGGGGCCGAGCTGCTTGTCACCCCAGCGCCGGAGGTCGATCGAGGTGTACTTGGCATCCCGGATCGCGTCGCCGCCACCGCAGCGCGGCTGGACGACGATCACCCGGACGTTGACGAGCTCCGTGACCTGGCCCTTCAGGGTCTTCATCGGCGGCCCCAGCGCGCCCAGCCCGTAGTACTGGAGCTGGGGGTTGTCCTCAGCCGCGACCTCGACCCCGCGGCCGTGCTTGTAGTCGACCACGATTAGCTCGCCGTCGAGCCCGTTGTTGACCCGGGCGTCCAGGATTGTGTCGGCCGTGCCGAACATGCCTGACCGTACGAAGCTCAGGTCCAGCCGCTTCTCGATCTCGACTCCCTTGAGGTCGTGGGTGAGCTCGAGCTCGGCCTTGAGCGCGTGGACGTGGTCGAGATAGACCTGCACCGCCGCGGCCATGTCATCGTCGACCGGGAACCCGTTGATCTCTTCCCCGATATGGACAGCCGCGGCCGTGGTCCCCTCTCGCAAGCACCGCTCCGCGAGCGAGTGGGCCGCCGTCCCCTCCGCGGCGTGCGCGGAGGGGATCGACGGTGGCAGCTCCGCGCTGAGCCTGACCGATCCCGGGCAGGCCATCCAGCGGTGTGCGCTGGAGGCCCCGAGTTGCGCGTGCTTGCTCAAGGGCCGCACTCGTCGATGGCGGCCTGGA